TTGACTGGGGGTCGTCGATCATCGAGTCTCTGACCGACATGAACCGCATCTTGACGCGGCCCAGCGGCTTCGCCCGATAGTCGATCAGGTCTGCCCAGACGGACGGCGGCGGGAGCCCCTGGTCAGTGATCCCGCGCGTCCTGTCGTCCTTGTAGCTGAGCCATTGGACGCCCGCTCGGGCGAGGTCCGACATGGCGTCCCAGAGGGATTCCTGAATCTCGTCAGCGTAGACCACGCCCGCCGGGTTGTCGGCGCGGGCAGTGAGACCGGCGAGCCAGGACGCGGCTTTGCTCATATCCGCCATGGTCAGACGGGCCGGGCCGATCAGCCAGTTCGGATCGAGGAACGGCGTGTTGCGGTTGATCTTGATGCCGGGAGGGAGGACCGGGATTCTGACGCCGCCATGGCGAAGCTGGTCTCCGGCCTTTCGGTATCGCTCGGCGTAGAAATCCCAACTGGGATCGGTCCAAGACGGAGGGGTGAGCATGATATCGCCCCACGCCTTCAGAAGCTCGCGGCTGTCGGCGTAAGAGAGGTTTTCGACAAGCGAGGCGGATTCGAGTCCGCTGCGAAACAGATCGGGTCCTTCTCGCCACCCGTGGAGGCTCTTATCGAGGTCGCGCTTCGCGCGGCCCCTCAGAGTCTCATCCGTGAAGGTGATCTCGAAGGACTTGGCGGCGCGGAAAGCGGCGAACGGAAACCATTTCCCCGGATGCTCCTTCAGCATGATCTCGTCGATGAAGTCACGCCCCTTCTTGTTCTCGCGTTGGCGCCGGCGGCTGTCGGCGACGGTGTAGGCTTGGTTGCCGGGCATCGAACGGCTCAGCAGGGGCCAGATCATCACCACGCGAAGTCCCCGGCTGACCGGCCCGGCGGTCGGGTAGCCGCGGGCCGGATCATGCAGGAAGCGGGCCAGGGCGGGCTTCTCGCGTTCGCGGTTCGGCCGCGCCTTGAACGTGCCTTCCTCGCAGACGATGACGATCCCCGCCTCTTTGCAGAGCTGTTCGAGTCGGTCGGCCAGGGTGTAGCCGACGCTCATCTCGGGCGCGGTCACCGTGAACCCGTCTTCGTCGGGGGCGTCCGGCGTGATCGGGAAGCCGTCTGTCTGCCCCTGGCCGACGATTTTCCAGATCTCGTCTTCCGTGGCCGCCCGGAACAGCTCTTCGCTCCATCCGTTAGGCCAGGACGCATCACCCCGTAAGGTGACGACAGGCGGATAGTTCTCGTAGCCTTGAGAGTCTGTCCGCTTCCTCGCGGAGTCGACGACGTAGGCCCGACCCGGCGTGGGTGCGCCCGCGAGGATCGACTGAACCTTCTTGGCCTGTCGAATGCAGATGATAGCTTGGCCCGCCGCAAACTGTGACATGGTTCAGGTCTTCCTCGTAACGACGATGCAGAGAATGGGGTTGTGGCCGCGCGTGGTGCGGAAGTCGCCAAGCTCGCATTCGTAGACACGAGTGGACCCCCGCCGCGCCCGAGACACAGCAGCCGTAACGGTGTCGTGCATCTGTTCGCGGGTGCGAACGATATCCTCGCTGGTGACGGTGTCGAGCGTGAACTTCTTCACGACGGCATGGCTCTCCCCGACGTCGAGCCATTCGATCAGCGATCTCAGGCTCGGCTTGGGGGTCTTGGTCGCTGCGGTCTCGGTCTCGGGCACTGGCGGTCCTCACTGATAGGGAAAAGCGGTGTTAATGGGGAATAGGCCACAACCTAAAACCGGTGTCAAGCTGGGTCGGTTGACATTTCTCCGAGGCGCCTATTTCTCCGAGGCCCCAACGAAAACGGCCCCCGAATTTCTCCGGGGGCCGTCTCGCCATGCAGTCGGCTGCGTCAGATCAGCCGGCCGTCTTGGCAACCTCGTCGCCGAGGAGCTTGTTCTTGGCCTGAAGCTCGGCCAGGGTGGCTTGCAGGGCCGCCTCGTCGGTCGAGGCCAGATCCGCCCGGCCTTCGGAGACGTTGGTCAGGACGTTCGAGGCGACCTCGCCGAACGCACCGGCAAGGTTGGCGATCAGAGCGGCGGACGGGCCGCCCAGCAGGCCGACCAGGGGGCTGAGCTGTTGCACGATGGCAAGCCCGCCCTGGATCGCGGTGGCGATCTCGGCGCCCTGGTCGGTGTTCAGTACTTTCTCGGTCATGGGACCTGTCCTGTAGAGTGGGAGGGGCGAGACACGATGCGCTCATGCCTCAGAGCGTGGCCCTAGATGATCAGGACGGGCCGGGCGGCGGGAGGAGCGCGGTCGCCTCACTGGTCGAGGTGCGGGCGATGGCGAGCTGCGCGGTCATGGCGGCCAGGAGCGCGGCCTTCTTCTCCGGCGTATCGGCGAGCTGGGCCTGTCGATGGAACTCACCCGCCTTCGCGAGCGCGATCAGGGTGTCGGTCAGGGCGTGCTTGGCCCGCTCCTGTTCCGGACCGCGCCAGCCGACCTTGTAGGCGGCGAGGTAGGCGGTCGTCGCGACGTTGTAGAGGCGGTTGCCGGTGATCAGGGCCTTCTCATCGGCGGTCTGGCCGACGAAGACGCCGCCCGCCGTGGTGGTGCAGGCCGCGAGAGGCGCGAACGCGAAGAGTGCGAGCGCCGCGGCGAGCATGAAGTTCTTGAGTCTCATGGTGGTCTCCCTTCGGAATGAAGGCGGGGACCTTGACACGGAAAGAAGGTATCAGCAAGGGGCCGGAAAGCAGAACGGCCCGCCCTAGCTTTCGCCGGGACGGGCCGTGTTATGCCGATGACTTAGGCCGGCAGGGCAGACGACGGCGGGCCTGCTACCCTGACTACTCTTCTCCGGGGACCGCACCCCATCGATTCAGACTTCGGTCTTCTTGGCGGGACGTTGCTGCGAAACGCCGACCCGGCTGCGTCGAAGAGCGGCCAGAATAACCAGATCGACTCGCCTGTCAAGAGGCCTGTATTTCCTCGGATGGGGTGTCAATTTCCCCGAGTGGGGGCAAGCCTGTATTTCCCCGAGGCGGGGCGCCACGAGTATTTCTCCGAGCGGGGGTGCGCAAGGCCTGCCCAAGCCAGCCGGCCGCCGCTAATCCCGCTTAGCCCGGTAGGAATTGAAGACCCGGTCAACCCGATGGGTGCGGTAGGGATTAGCGGCCCGCCCTGGTCGGCGCGCTTTGCCGCTGTCGGAAATGATTTCCGGTAGCCGGTTGACACCTGTTTTCCGTTCGCTTAGGTGTCGGGCTTCACTGTCAATCTTGAGGCGAAACGCCATGACCAGTCCCTTTGTCACTACCGCCCCCGCGACGTTCGGCGGAACGGAGACGTTCCTAGACCGGGTCGCCTTTGGTAAGGCGCTCGCCGAAAAGCTCGGCGCCACGCTTGTCGTTAATCAGGACGACAGCCCCAACATGCCGCGATACTGGGCTGTTTCCCTTCACTTCGACGGTTGGCAAATGCGGATTACAGACCTCGCCTATAAGGGGAAGGTCGGACGCGCTTGGCTCAACGCCTGCCCCATCAGCGGCGACTCGCCCGGCAAGCCGATTGACTGGCCAAACGCGGAAGTCGATTCGGGGCGCGACATGCAAGCCCTGGTCAACGACATTCGGCGCCGGATCGTCACGCCTGCCGAGGACTGCGAAACGCAGCTCGCCACGCAAAGGGGCGAAGCCTTGCGAGTGAAGGCGGAAGCAGCGGCGGACGCGGAACGGCTGCGTATGCTGTTCCCCAGTCTGCACGTCAGCCTTGACGGCGACACCGTTCGCATCAGCGGCGGGACCTCCGGCGCTTACATTCTGGCGCGTATGAACGCGGGCCGCCTCTATATCGAGCGGGCGGGGAGTTTCGACGCGGCGACGTCGGAGAACGTCCTGCGCGCCATGATCGGCGGCGCCGGTTAATGAGCGACGACGAACGCAAGGCGCTGTTCCGGGCCAAGTTGGAACAACTGTTCGCCGCCCATTCCATCCCGGTTAAAAAGCTGTTCGTCGGCGCGGCGACCATCAACGTTACGCTGTTCGGCGAGGCACACGCGAGAGAGGTTGCGGCCCTGGTCGAGCCCTTCACGCGCGACATTCGAGTCGGTGTCGGCTTCGACCAGGGGCAGGCGACAGAGGTTCGCAACGGTCGCCGAAAAGACGTTCAAGTGTGGCGCGTTTTCGCATTCATCGGGAAATAATTTCCGTCACGTGTTGACACCTGTTTTCCGTTCGCGGTAGACGTCAGGTCCCAACTAACGAGGTAACGAAAATGTCTGAGACGATACGAGACGGGTTCACCGGGAAGGGCATAGGCGCGGGGGATATTCTCCTCTATCGCGGCGCCCTCTACATGGTCGACTCCTGGTCAGTCGGCGCCGGAGTCATTTGGCTCCGTCAATCCGTCAACCGTGACCTTCGAGCGCATGACGTCGAAGTGAAGGCGCAACAGGTCGGTTGTTATGTCGGCTATTTCGGCGACTACTCGATTCATCGCCCCCGCTGGCGCCCCGACTACGGGATTCGGCTTCAAGGCCCGCCCGACTTCGACTCGCTCCCACCCGCTGGCGTGGCCACCCTCAACGAAGGCAACAGGACGAAGGCCCGCCGCTGCTGGCGCTTCGTTCCTGACTCGACCGTCCGCCGGAGGGGCCTCTAATGGGTCGCCTCTACACGCCTCGCCGCGCTTCGAAGCGTTGGCTTGACGGCGCCCCCGCCTACGTTCTCGACGTCCTCGATAACAAGGGCAAAACCGCCGACCGTTACACGGTCCTGTTTACCTTCCCCCTCGCCTTCGCCCTGGACCGCCACGGCAACGGCTTGCCGGAAGGTCAGCGCGGGGAATTCCGCAATACGTGGATTCCGTGTCTCGGAATGAGCGCCTACCCGACGCACCCGCAAGGCGTCAGCCAATGGAGCGAGCTAGAGGCCTATCAGGCTGCTGCGTATCGCTACCGCTGCAAGCACAATCGAATCCGCTGGGCAGACTTGCCGGAAGATATCCGCGCTCACGTCATCGCCCGCGCCACGGAAGGGGACTCCGAATGAACCGCCGCGACCTCATTGCCCTGTTGTGCCCGGAAGTAGACGGGAGCCGGGGCGCCCCGATGGGTAGGCCGAATCACGACAGCTACACGACGAAACGCGGGGAGGTCATGCGCCTTACCGTGACGGCGGACGGCGCCCCGTTCCAACTGACGACTATCCCCATTAGCGGTCAGGGGTACGATCCCGGCGGCGCCTACTGGGGACTCTCCCGCCAACGCCTGTTCGGGTTCGTCGGACCCATCACGGATATTCGCGGCTTCGTTTGGGCCGCCGACCGTGAAGCGGCGAAAGAAGCCGTTCGCGCCATTCACCCTAAAGCCCGTTTCTTCCGGTAGGAGCTGACACAATGCGCGCTTTCCCTCTCGCCGAACGCTACCGCAAGGCCCGTTCGGAATTCCGGGCCGCCCCCATGGCGGCGCAACAGGCCTTCCGGGTCGCCAAAAGCCAAGCCGCCGACTTCCGGTTCTGGGCCGCCCTGGTCGACCCGGACGAAAACTTCCACGCGGAATTCCGCGAAGATCACGGGAGCTATGCCCGGTATCAGATCGACCAGGGCGGCGCCCTTCGGATCGAATTGGAGTGGGTCAACGATTCCGAAACGCCCGAGCCGTCCGAATTCGACCTCTCGCCCGAGTCCCTGGTCAATCTGTTCGCGCACTTCCGGGAGTCGAAGCTGGGCAAGGCTCAAGCCCTGGACGCGGCGCGGGAAGTCCGGGCGGCTCAAGAGAAGACGTACCGGGAACAGCAGCAGGACGGCAACCCGACTTGCGGCCTGTTGGTCCGCGTCTACTGGCGCGGCGTCAAGGTCGCGGCGGACTCCATTTGGGGCAATGAGGCCTCAACGGACGAAATGACCTATGGCCCCATGCAACAGGTCATGAGCGAGGCGCTATATCAGGCCCGCAAGGCTATCCGGGCTCAAGCTCGGGAGACTCGATCGCTCGCCTGTTCGTTCGGCTTCCCGCCCCTGTCGGGCTACGTTCCGGCCGCCGAGTGCGGCGCATGACGAGGAAACCCCCCACTGCCGGCAGTGGCCTAAGTCGGCGCCAAGAGGCCTCCCGTATCGCCGCTATGCGCGCCCTCTGGTCGGATCGCGCCTCCGGCAACCGCCGCCCGTTCCGCTAGATCTAGAGTGCTTCAAATGACGAATATTGAACCCCTTAGCATCGCTAAGTTGCGCGCCCGCTTGCGTCCGGGGTCGCGAACATCATCCGCCAAGCGTGCAGCCATTCGCCAAGAAATCGAAGCCTGGGAAACGCAACAATCGCAGTCCGGATCTATCGAAGGAAATCGAGATATGATCGTTTCTAAAATCGAGTATGACGGGACTTTCACGGAACAGGGGTTCGAAGGTCAGCCTTCCCCGCAATCCGTCATCCTGAAAATCCCCGCTCTGGAGTCGGACACAACCGCCGACGTGGTGCGCGCCCTAGATGCGGCCTTCGTCGTCTTTTACGCGGACGACACGGAAGACCTGTTCGCCTCGCTCCCCTACTGCCTAGACGCCTGGGCCGCCGCCCTTGCGGCCTATGAACCGGACAAGCGGGGCGAGCTGTTCACCACGCATGGCGACGACGACTCGAACCGGTTCCGCCTCTATTACAAATGCCCCCATTGTGACCATGAGTGGGAAGACGACTCGCCCGCTATGACGGACGACGATTGCCCGGCCTGCGGGGAGGGCGGTATCGGATACGACGACGTTGCCGATATCGACGAAGACGGCAACGTGATCGAAGACGGCGACGAAGCGCCCGAGCTGTTCCACTTCTTCCGGTTCACCTGGGCGGAGGAAGACCCTTACGGCGACCTCATCGCGGCGGCCCGCCTCTACGTTGATGGAGGCGGAACGCTCGATACCTGGGGACGCGTCAAAGCCGCTGTAGAGGCTGCGGAAGCCTTCCGCGCCAAGGTGACGGGATGAAGTCCCGAGACGTCAAGAAAGCCGTAGGGGCGATCTTCGGACGGTCGGTCCTCTACGTCTTCGGAGTGCTGGTCTTTTGGTGCTTGGTCGCAATCTGCTGTTCAGGCGATCCGCCGCCCCTCTAGGGTGTTGACACCCTTTTTCCGTTCGTTCTATAAGCAGGGTGTCCCCAGAGACGGGGGCGCCCCGCTACCCATTGGAGCTGACAACATGCCCGCCGAAACTCAAACCTCTGTCTCTTGGGACCTCTCGCCCGCCGGTCATTCGGCGCGCCGGGAAGTGCGAGACGGCTCAGACGTTCGTTTCCGCGCCCTGGGCACGGCGACCAGGGCGGCGGAATATCGTTGCGAGGTCTTTGAACTTCGGAACGGCTCGATTGAGTGCACGCTGCGTTACCTGACCTCTGAGAAGCGCGGCGCCCTTGTTCCGGAGAAATCGCTTCCGGGCGTTCGGGTCGCCGTGATCGAGGCTTATGAAGAACTGCGTAAAGAAGACCGGGCGGCGCGCCGGGCTCGCGTTCTTGAACTTCAAGGATACCGCGCCGGGTTCCTCGCCCTGGTCGCCGCTATCCCGGCGCTCTATGCGGGAGAAGCCCGGTTCTTCGATAGCGAGAAGGCCCGCCAAGAAGCCGCCGCCGAAATTGAAGAACGTGCGGCCTGCCGCTACCACCTGGGCGGCGATTGCGCCTCGCTTTGGGCCGAGCTGGAAAAAATCAACAGCGCCGCGATCCGCGAACAGGAAAGCCCGGCTTTCGTGATCACTGACATGCGGTATCGGTTCGCGGATGCTCGCGACTGCATCGACGCCACGTCAGCCTTTGAGGCGTCTACTTTGGACGAATGCGCCTATGAGATCGCGCCCTCGGGTGACGGCTGGACGGTCGAGGTTTACACGACTTCGCCGCGCGGCTACCGGGGCAACCTCGCGCCCGCCGACTTCACCGGCTACACGTCTTAATCTGGGGAGCTGACGCCATGACCCGCGAAGAAATCGAAGCAGCGAAGGCCGCGTTTCTCGCCAAGGGCGGGAAGGTGCAACAGGTTGCGGAAGGCGACGGCGCCGGGCTCACGCCTAGCGACTGGCGCCGCGTAATCCAAAATCCCGGCTATACGCATATCCGCACGGACGCGGATGCTTATGCCGAGATCGAACGGCAATCGGAAGACTACATGCAGCGCGTTCGCGAAGAACGCGGCTATCACGGGAAGTGACGCCATGATTGGCCCTAGCACGACAAACAAGATGCTCGCTCACGTTCTGGCGCAAGCGTGGAACAACGCGAGCCGCCGCCGCCCCCTCACCCAACGTCAGATTGACGCCATTGACGAGGCGCAACAGCGCGTCGCCGAAACCCCCGACGAGGAGTAAGACCCATGAAACGGAAATCACTTCCGAAACCCCGCAAGACCGGCGCCCCGCCTGTCGTGTCGTCGTGCAGCAAGTGCGGAACGCACCACGTCTCCGCCTACGCCGCGAAAACCCATGCTTGCGCCCCCGTGCGTAGGCCCGCCCTGGTCGAGGGCTAGGGCCATGGCGGAACACGTCATCACGCTAGTCCGTCGCAAGCTGGACTCGGACGGATACGATACAGCGGGCGCCTACTGGGGGTCCGGCTCGCCCCTCTACTGGGCAAGCGATGAACGGGTACTGGACGATTGCCTGCGCGCTGATGATGACGAGGGCGCGAAAGCTCAAGTTCTCGCGCTTCACCCCGCCGCGACCGTCATCTTCGAAGACGAACAAGAGGACTAACCCCAACCCGCCCGCGGCTGATCCCGTGAGGCGGGTTTCTCATGACTGGAATCTTCTCATGCCTGACCTTGTCGTTACGCCTCTGGACATTCTAGCCGCCCTGCTGGGCGTGGCGTCTGTCTTCCTCTACAACCCGGATCGCCGCACCCATGGCGACGGGTTGCGCTACTACCTGGGCCTCGGATGCGGCGTTAGCGCCGCCTCTTGGTTCGCCCTGCGTCTCATCCTCTCGCACTACTAGGGAGCCGCCCCCTAAGAGCCCGGCCAAGGGCTAGCGCCCCCGCTCTACCTCAAGCCCCCTAGCTCCCCTGCTAGGGGGCTTCTTTGTGCCTGCTGTTCAGGGCCGCCCGGATCTACCGGCGGCCCTTTGCCGTGCGTGGTGACCTGGGCAGGGGCGGGGCAGGCGTATGCCGTGAATCGGTCGGCTAGGTGAGGGGGCGCCCTGGTCATACGCAGGGCGGGTGCTGGGCTACAGGGCGCCTCGATAGCAGGGCGGGGATAGGGGCAGGCGTGGCCCCCTGGTCATGGGCTGCTGCACGTATCGGAACAGGTGAGGCGCCGGGCCTGCCCCCTGGTCGGGTAGCCCCATGCGTTGAGCTGTTCCCATTGATCAACATCAAACATCAGCAGGCGCCGAGCTGTTGCGGGCGATGGGCTGTTCCGATTCAGCGGGTCATGAGGCGCCTTTGGGTCCCTTCCGAGGGGTAGCCGAGGCCGGCGAGGGCGCTGAGCCCCGGAAGCTCAGATCTTCTGGACTCCATCAAAGGCGGCTTTTCGGTGGCTCAGGAGCCCCTTGGAAGTGATTTCGGGATGCAGGGGCTTCTAGGCCCGTTTAGGGGTCTCCTGAGCGATCTGGGAGCCCTTTAGCCGGCGGGGCGCTTTGACACCACGTTTCGGTACTGTTCTCATTGTTCCGTTTGAATCCGGTTTTCTCCATCCTGGGGGAAAAACTGAAAACTTTTCTCGCGTCACGGACCACCTATAAATAAGAACAATCAGAACAATCAGAACAGCTCCTCACAAAGCCTTATGCGGCAAGGAATTCGATTTGTTCCGATTTTGTGCCCATTCGGCTTTCACCCGATTTAATCGGAACAGAAATCCAATCGGCACACCGGCATACGCTGGCCCTGGCTGGATTCCAGAGCCAGAACCGTTCGATTGTTCCCCGCAGTCGGGATTCCGACCTCGAAAACGGCTGAAATGGGCTGAATCTGTGCCCATTGTTCCCAGTTGCGAATCGGCACGGCAATCGGAACTGTAATGAGAACGCCGACAACCCGGTATGAGAACAGACGTGAAAAAGCCCCCGGAAATCACTTCCCGAGGGCTAGGTCAATTCTATGGCAAAATAGCCATACGGCAGAGGTGTTGGGCTAGAGGTCGTCCTTGGCCCAGTCTTGGATCTTTTTCTCATCCCAGCCACCATTCGGATCGCGGAAGCGATAGGGCTCTTGGGACCAGAATACGTGCGTTTTCGAGCCGATCCGCACCTTCTTGAGCTTGGTGAAGCCCGCCTTCAGGAGAAGGGAGTTCATCGCCCGGCCATACGGCGCCTCCCCGATTGCGGTCATCAGGGCCTCGCTCAGTTCGGTCGAGGAACACAAGATCTTGCAGGTCAGGACGTTGCCGCCGCTGCTGATGATCTCTTCGAGTGCGTCGGATTCTTCGCTCATCGCGTAGGACACCATTTCGTCTTTGGCCTCGCTCGAAGGAGCGCGGCGCTTGGGGTCAAAGTCAGGTCCGATCTCCCAGCCCAGGAGCCACTTGCGGAGGGCTCCCGCGTACTCAAGGGAGTCGAACAGGCGGGTATAGTAGGTCGGGTCCAGCTCCTCGAACGCCGCGAGCGCCGCCCTGGTCTGGAACCGCGAGAACAGGATGAAGTAGCGGCTGTCGTTGCCGTCGAGCGGGAGGGCGTCCCGGAAGTTCGTCGTCAGGATATAGGTCGCCGTGTTGATCGCCGAATAGAGGTCGGTGTTCATCTTCCGGACGGAGACCGTCATGTTGGTGATGTTCGGCTTGATCTTGTTCAGCACGTCGAAGCGGTTGTGGCCGTGCAACCGGATCTCTTCGCAGAAGATTACCTGGGCGCCTTCAGCCCAGGGGGAGTACTTCTCTTCGAGCGCCGCGGCGACCACGTTGTTGACGTTCTCGGGTCCGAGGACCGCCGCCAGCAGGCCGGCGAAGAAGGTCTTGCCGTCTCCTTCCGTGCCTTGCAACAGGATCGCCCAGTTGAGGCGCTTGCCGGGGTTCTGGACGACGTAGGCCAGGGCGTCGATGAAGATACGGCGGTCGCGGGCGTTCTCGAACAGATGCTCGAAATGGAACTTCACCGTTTCGACTGCGGCCCGCTCATCCTTCGACAGCTTTCCGTGCGGAATGGAGGGGACGTTCCGGCCGTCGTAGGAGTTGACGTAGGGAACCCCGTTGTAGTGGAACAGATCGTCCTCGCCCGGCAGGTACATGACGTTCTGCACGAGCGAGATCTGCTTGTTGTTCAGGGCAAACGGCGCCGCCTGGGCCTCCGGGACTGACTTGCCCTCTAGGACTTCGGTCTTGGTCAGCATGAATCGGTTGTGGACGGCGTTGAAAGCCGACGTGCTGAGCCCGTAGCGGCGGTTGATGTTGTAGAAGCTGTCCGAGTGGCCGACGTGGACCCAGCCTTGCAGCCACCGGGGGAGGTCTTTGGGCTCCGGTTGCTCGAACCGGACCATGTCGCGGGCCGTGGTGATCGTCAGGGGCGTTCCGGCAATGTCCTTGAACCGTTTTTGGACGATGCCGACGATCTGAGACCGGGCTAGCACGTCGAATTCGATATGCTTGACCTTCTCGCAGGCCGCCCGGAGGAGTTCAAGCGTGCCGGCTGCCTTCAGCTCGGCTACCGTCGTCTCGAAGACCTCGGTCGCGATCTCTTTCTGGGCTTCGGCGGCCAGTTTGATGATCAGGCGAGCCGTGACCGGCGCCCGGCCCTTCGACGTGATATCGAAGGTGTCCCATTTGGCGTCGAGAGCCGAGCTGTCGTAGTTCGTCGCGGTCTCGGACCACTCATGCCAGAGTTCTAGGCCTCGCTCCTCCCCGTCGTACTGGTGGAAGAGCGCCATGCCGATCTGAAGCCACGTCTCGTAGTCTTCAGCGCCCGGAACCAGCAGCAGCCGGGTCCGGAGCTGTTCGTCCGAGAGGTCATCGACCTTCTTGGCGTCGGCGGCGAACACGTCGTCATGATCAATCCGGCCGACCTGGGTTTGCGGCTTCAGACGGGTGAGCGCCTTGCCCTGCTTGCTGACGGTCCAGCCGTTCTCAAGGGCGACCCGGTCGAACTCGGCGACGATGGCCTGTCCGTCCTCGTAGGAGAGGAGCGGCAGCTTGGCGGCCGGGACGGTGATCGGGGTATCGCCGATCCACTCATAGGGCTTGCCGGTGTCCGGGTGGATCGCGAAGGCCACGAACTGCTGCCCGTCGCCCAGGATTTCGATCTTGCGGAGGTGCCCGGTCGGCTTCCCGCTCTGGGAAAACGACGCCTGGGGGTTGCCCCATTCGTCCTCATAGACGCTGCTGTTGATCTTGGGGAACGGAGCGTCCGACCGGAACAGCAGAAGTCGTTTCGGGGCCATCCCGATCCGCAGCGGTGCGATCCCGAAGTGAGCCTGGACGAACCGTTCCATGTGCAAGGCAGTGGGTTCGTCGAGAATGTCGAGATCGACCGCAGGCGTGTTGCGGGTGAGGAGGCCCACGCCGGATCGCTTGTACTGGCCGTCGAGCCAGTCGTTGAGCTGCTTCTTGGTCGCGCGGGTCTTCTGCCAGTCGTCGAACGGTGGCGCCTTCGATCCCCGGCGGATCGGAATAATCTGGTAGCCGGCGTCGATCAGTCTCCCCCCATACCGGGCGAGATAGCCGCGAGGCTTGTCCTCGTCGGCCATGGTCACGCCTCGGTGCGGAACAGATCTGGGCGGAACAGCTCGCGGGGGAAGTTGTCGCGGCCCAGCAGCTCTTCGAGAGAGACGGCCAGGGGGGCGGACACCCGATAAAGCTGAGCAAGACTGTTGGGCGAGAACCCGACAGCTTCAGAAAGTGTGTTCAGCTTACCTTCGGGCGAATGGTAAAGCGCCGCCAATCTCAGCAGAAAGCGAGAACGGGCGGCGTCCTGATCTTCGTCGGCGATAGTGTCAAGCCATTGCGGCATAGGCACGTTCATCCGAATCTCCTTGCACGGTTTCACGATATCGCTAGTCAGAGTCGAGCGAAACAACAAGAACATTATTCGCTTCGGTAACACTTGATCTAAACAACCGAATCGGTTTTAGTGCAGATCGTCCCTTAGCGGGCCATCCTCCATTTTGAGAAAGAGACACCATGCTCGAAGAGAAAATCGACCGCCTGATCGGCGTCATCGAACAACTGATCGCCGTGCAAGGCGGCAAGGCCCCGACCGCCGCGGCGACCAGCGAGAAGAAGGCCGGCACCAAGAAGGCCGCCGCCGACGCTCCGAAGAACAACGCGGATCAGGTGCAAGCCGCGATCCTCGAAGTGAAGGAGAAGAAGGGCGCCCCGGTCGCCAAGGAGCTGATCGAAGCCGTCGTGGGCAAGACCGGCGCCAAGCTCGCCGATCTGCTGAACATGCCCGAGAAGTTCGACAAGGCCGTCTCGGCCTGCTCGGAAGCCCTGGCGGCGACCGACGAGCCCGACGAAGACGACGAAGACGATATCTAGTCTTCGCGTCCTCGGAGCCCCGGCCCTACTCCCCCCGAAGGGCCGGGGCTTTCTGGCGAGGCTGGGGCACAGTCCCGTAATTCGACCCGGATAACCGGTCGGCAGCCTCACCCGAAAGCCCCAAAAGTGGAAATCACTTCCGTATGTCCGAGCATCACGGCCTAGACCTTGACGCCATTCAAAAGGCGCTCGGAGATCACTCGATCTTCGCTCCGTCCGGGTCTTACATGTGGCTCTTCTGTTCGGGCTCCCTGATCCCGAACCTTCTTGCCGAAGATGATGCAGGCGAGGACGCGGCCTACGGAACGGTGGGCCATGAGGTCGGCGAAATCTGGCTCAACGAACTCGCCGAAAGCGAGATGGGCGAGCTGGGTCTAGAAGAGTGGATCGACGAATGCTGCCCGACCGCTCTGATCGGGACCACCAAGACGATCAAGGAGCGGCGGGAGTCGTTCGATATCCTGATCGACTCGGAGATGGTGGCCTACGTTCGGCAGTACGTGAAGTGGTGCGTCACGCTCCCCGGAACCCAGTTCGTCGAGACCAAGGTCTACTTCTCCGAACTGACCCCGCTTCCGAACCAGGGCGGCACGGCGGACCACGCTGCCTGCGAGCCGGGTGTCCTGACGATCACCGACTTGAAGATGGGCCGTTCGCCGGACAACATCGTCTTCGCCGCCGAGGACGCGAACGATCCGCGAGCCCTGGTCGATGGGAAGTTCAACGGCAATCCGCAAGCGATGCTCTACGCAATCGGGTTCTTCTTGAAGTTCGACGCCCGTTTCCACTTCGAGCGGATCGTCATTCGTATCGCGCAGCCCCGGCTCTCGCATTTCGACGTCTGGGAAACCACGCGAGAAGAGCTGCTGGCGTTCGCCGAGTACGTGAAGGTTCGTGCTGCCCTGGCGTGGCAGCCGGACGCCCCACGGGCCGCCTCGCCAAAGGGCTGCCGCTGGTGCAAGGTGAAGGCGACGTGCGTTGCCAAGGTGGCGCTGGCCCACGATCTCACGGAAGGCGTGTTCGACGCCGTAGAGGAAGCGACCGTCATGCGCGACGACAACGGGGTGATCGAAGGCGAATTCCGCGTCCTCACCACGGCCGACATGGAGTCGACCAAGAAGCTCTTGGACGACCGGGGCTTCGCTCTGACGCCGCCTTCAGCCAGCACTATGACTACGGCCCAGATGGCGAAGGTTCTGACCTATCGCAAGGTGATGGAGGCGTGGTTCAAGGACGTGGCGGCCGAGCTGCTGTACCGGGGCAACAAGAACGGTGACGACGTCACCCCCTGGAAGGTCGTAGACGGCCGGGACGGCGACCGCAAATGGGTCGATCCGACGACCGTGGCCGAGGAGCTTGAGTTCCTGGGCGTTCCGGAAGACGAGATCGAGATCACCGAAGTCATTTCGCCCGCGAAGGCGGAAGAGAAACTAAAAGCTGCTGGACTTACCAAGAGTCGAGCGGCATCCTTGCTCGCCCCGTTAGTGAATCGCGCTCCGGGACGACCAACTCTGGTTCTTCTCAAGGATACCCGAGAAGAACTGGAAGACGTCGGGTCAGTATTCGAGCCTGTCTCGGATGATGACCTCTAAAGCCGAAAAACCGTAAAGCCGAAAAAGCCAGAAGGAACACAAGATGGCCCGGACTATTGTTGAAGAAGTCGCCAACTGCAAAGTTTACAGCGACGGCTCGATCCTCGTTCAGAACGTGCGTTTCTCGTACCCGCACGTCGATGCCCCCTGGTCGAAGAGCGAGAAGGAACGGAAGAAGCATACCATCGTCGGCCTGATGCCCAAGGGCACCCACAAGCCGGCCAAGAACCTGCTGAAGAAGTACATGGACAAGATGCTCGCGGACAACAAGGTCCCGGCCATGGCTTCCAAGGACAAGTTCCTGCGCGACGGCGACCAGGGCTCCAAGGAAGAAGCGTTCGGCCACTACACGCTGAATGCCTCGTCGGCCGAGGACGATCCGCCCTCGGTTCGCGGCAAGGACACCCGCCCGATCCCCCAGAACAAGATCAAGACGCTGGTTCGTCCTGGCTACTGGGGCGATATCCTGATCAAGCCCTGGTGGCAGGACAACGAACACGGCAAGAAGATCAACGCCGGGCTCGTGGCCGTTCAGGTCAAGCGGGAAGACGAAGAGTTCGGCGAAGGTCGGATCGGCGAGGACGCCATCGACGAGACCTTCGAGGCGGTCGATGACGACAGCTCGGGCTTCGACGAGGACGATGACGACGACCTGTAGGCCGTAGTCTCGGAAGTCATTTCCGACTTGCGAGCCCCGATTCCGGTGGGGTCGGGGCTCGTATTGTGTCTGGGGCCAAGTTCATGACCACGCTAAATCTTGACTGGGAATCTAAGTCTGAACTGGACTTCGGGGGACCGAAGTCAGTCGGTCTCGACCGCTATTCTGCGCATCCGTCCACCAAGATCATCATGGGGGCGTACAGCTTCGACAAGGACCCGATCAAGCACTGGGATGCGGACGACGGGCCGCCCCCCAAGGAGCTGATCGAAGCTCTCGAAGACCCCCACGTCACCAAATGGGCTTTCAACGCTCAGTTCGAGCGGGTCATGGCGATCCGACGACTGGGGATCAAGACGGACTACAAGAGCTGGCGCTGCACTCAGGTTCTCGCCTACATGCAGTCGTTCACCGGAACGCTCGCCCAGGTCGGCGAGCAAGTCGGGCTGCCCGAGGATCAGCAGAAGATCAAGGACGGCAAGCGCCTGATCAACCTGTTCTGCAAGCCCCAGAAGATCACCAAGAAGAACTCCCTGGTCTGGCGCAACTCGCTGACCGATCCCGAGGACTGGGAGCTGTTCAAGGACTACAACTGCGGCGACGTGGTCACCGAAAAGGGCATCAAGCGGCGCCTGATCAAGTTCCCGGTCCCTGAGTTCGAATGGGACCTCTATCATCTCGATCAGCAGATCAACGATATCGGCCTGCCGATTGACATGGGCTTCGCCCGCAACGCGATCACCATGGCGGCCCGACGCAAGGCCGAGCTGACAGAGGCCCTGGTCGATCTGACGGGCCTCGATAACCCCAACAGCGTCCCCCAGCTTCTCGGGTGGCTCAAGGAGCGGGGCTACTGGTTCGACGACCTTCAAAAAGAGACCGTCAAGAAGGTCCTCAACGAGAATGCGGACGAAGCAGGAGTTGAGGTCGAGATTTACGACGACGAGTATGCCGAGCCGGCCGATTTCGAAGGCGGCCCCCTGGCCGGAGAGGCGGTTCAGGCACTTCTCTTCCGTCAGCAGACTGCCCGGACGTCCACGCGGAAATATGACGCCCTGGTCCGGCTCGTAGGCGAAGACGACCGGCTTCGGTTCGCCTATCAGTTCGCCGGGGCATCCCGAACGCAGCGTTGGGCCGGTCGGGGGTTCCAGCAGCACAACTTGCCCCGAACGCCGAAAATCCTTGAAATGTGCAAGGCGGCGATTGACTTCGGTCTGCCCGAAGACCTCGTACTTGAGATGGTCACCAATCTGATCAGGAATAACGACTACGAGGGGCTGGCGCTATCGGTCAAGGAGCCGATGAACGCCCTGGCCGGCACCGTGCGATCCGCGATCCGGGCTCCCGAGGGCTACGAGCTTCTGGCGTCCGACTTGGCCTCGATTGAGACCTGCACGATTGCCTGGGTATCCGGTTGTCAACGTCTTCTCGAAGTCATCAGCAGCGGTAAAGACCCGTACAAGGACTTCGGCCAAGAGCTGTACTCGAAGGAGTACGACGACGTCACCAAGGAAGAGCGGACGAACTCGAAGCCAGCCGTTCTCGGTGCGGGCTTCCGCCTAGGCGGCGGCGACCTTCAGGGCGGCAAGAGAACGGGCCTTTGGGGCTACGCCGAGAACATGGGCATCAATCTGTCCCAAGCCGACAGCCACAAGGCCGTGAAGCTGTTCCGCACGGTCTATCCAGAGATTCCGAAGCTCTGGTACGCGCTTGAGAAGGCTCTTGAGACGGCCATGAAGACCAAGCGGGCGGTCGCGCCCATTATCTTCATCGGCGGCCGGAAGATCCCTGTCCCTGTCGTCTACGAGATGATGGGGCCGTATATGACGATCAAGCTGCCCTCGGGTCGCCGGATCTACTACTACAAGCCCCGCATGGAGCGGGTCCTGATGAACTACAGGGGCGACCCTACGCCCGAGCATCCGGACGGCGAACCAATCTACAAGTGGAACTTCTCCTACATGGGGAAGCAGCAGAACGGCAACGGGTGGGTCCGGGTCCTCTCTCACGGCGGCAAGATGACCGAGAACATCGTTCAGGCCATCGCCCGCGATATCCTGGCGATTGGTCTGATGCGAGCCTGGGAGGCGGGTTGGCCTATCGTCGGTCACGTCCACGACGAAATCATCGCGCTCATCCGCAAGGGCTCGAACCTGTTTACGGTCGAGGGTCTTCGCGAGATCATGACGCGGAAGATTGACTGGGCTGAAGGAATGCCCTTGGGCGCCGCCGGGTGGCAGGCTGCCTTCTATCGGAAGGACTGATGATGGGATACCGGCTAGACGACGGCAGGACGTGCGGGGAGTGCAGTCACCTTGATCGGCGCGAGATCAACCCCGGCGTCGCGTACTGCCATGCGCGGTGTACCTGGGAGGGAAAGGCTGTCGCGGCTTGCGACCGGATTTCCCCGCGGGCCGGGATCAGAGGATCGCTTGAGGCCCTGGCGCGAGCCACCGACCGGCTAGAGACCTGGGCGAAGATCGAAAGCGGCGCCTTGTCCGGGTCCGTGAACGACCCAACTATCCCGACGCGCAAGGCTGTCCGGAGGAAAAAGAAATGACCGATCTTCTCTACATCGACCCGCGAGCCCGAGAGTTCCTTGAGGCGTTTCCAGTCGTGCCCGAGGTCTTGCGCCCGTGCGCCGGCCGTTTCGCGGACAACGGGATGCTCTGGCTCGATCCGAATGTCGATACGGACGGCCGAACGTGGCCTGGGGCGCTGCGGTTGACGGAGGCCGGCCAGGAACTCTTCGATCTGGTGACCTCGCAGAAGTGGAACGGGTACGATGCCCAGACGGTGCGCGAGGTGTTCGCGATGGCGCGGCTGAGCAACCATTCGGAGACCACCTTCCCTCGAACGTTTTACGGCGAGGTCGATAAGGGCAAGCTCTACGGCGGCCTCTACCGCATTTTCCGCGAGACGCCGCCCCCAGGGCCTCCGGGACACCGTATTGACCGTACCAAGACGTTTGAGGGCCGCCTAGAGGCCATCGGCCGACAGATCGACCGCCTCTGCATCGCACTGGAAACGCCCCGTGGTTAGCATCGACGAGATCAACGAGAAACTGGCCGAAGACCTCTTGTGCCTGACCGGGCTTCACCGACAGGTTCAAGGTCGCTGGTATGTAGGGGATCGGCGTTGGCTTGCGGCCATCCGGTCGGACCAAGACCCGAAGTACTTCAACTGCGAGGTTGGAGCGACGGCCGATGAGGCGCTGATGAAGGTCGCGGTCAACTGCGGCCTCGTCGAGCTGCCCTGTAAACTGGGCGAGGCGATTGATCGTCTGGCGGCGGCGTTCGAGAAATCATTTCCGGAGCAAGGCGAATGAGCGGGAACCCTGACTGGCCGGCGCACAACGTTGCATCCGCCGTCGTCGAAAGCATGAGGCGGCACAAACGCAAGCCGTCCGATTTCTATCCGACGCCGCCGGAAGCGACGGTCGCGCTCTATCCTCACCTTCGACTAGAGCCGGGGTGCGAGGTCAGCGACCCCGCTTGCGGAACGGGGGAGATTGCACGGGTTTTCCGTGCCCTCGGGCATCCCGTCATCGCCAGTGACATTCGCCGGACTGGCTACGGGACGCCGCATGTGGACTTTCTGCAAACGCGGTCTTTCCCTAGCGTCCCTATCATCACCAACCCGCCCTTCGCCCTGGCCGAAGACTTCATCAAGAGGTGCGTCGCGTTCTCGCCGCTGACCGCGCTGCTGCTGAAGTCGAACTACTGGCATACGAAGAGCCGCCGGAAGCTCTGGCGGCAGTTCACACCGACTGCCGTCTACCCGGTGACTTGGCGCCTCGCGTTCCTCAAGGAAGAGCGCGGGGACAGCCCGCTAATGGATTGCTCGTGGTGGGTCTGGCGGCGAGGCGATCCGCCGCTCCCTGATATCTTGCTTGAGCGGCCTCCGGAAGATTTGGTCCCGGATCTCTCTCAGGTCCCGTTGATGGTTCGGGTCGCCAAACTAACGGATGCCATCGACCGATTGGCGGATGCGTACCATGGGTGAGGTCAGGGACGTCGAGAGGCCTTGCGTCAAGCTGGCGAAGGCGGCCGGATACACTGAAGTCAAGGTCATGAAGGCCAGTCGCCGGGGTTTCCCGGATCGTCTGTTCATGAAGCCGGGGCACTCCTTCTGGTGCGAGATGAAAGATGACGGCGAAGAGCCGACTGAACAGCAGCTCTTGCGACACGAGGAGCTTCGGGCGGCGGGGCAAGAGGTCCACTGGGTAGACAACGTGGAGTCGTTCCGTGTCATCCTTAAGTGACCGGCTGAAGGCGAAGTTCGAGTTTGTCGAGCGCGGTCCCGAGGACATGCACGACTATCAGAACTTCGCCGTCGATTTTCTCTGGAAAAATCCTTTCTCGGCCCTGTTCATTGATACAGGCCTGGGGAAGACGATCATCATCCTCACGCTGTTGGTCCGGCTCTGGCTCAAAGGGAAGCTGCGGAAGGCGCTCATCGTGGCGCCGGTTCGCGTGGCGGCCCAGACGTGGCCCAACGAAATCATGGCGTGGCAGCACACCGCGTTCTTCAATTTCTCGGTCATTCGGGCCGAGGACGACGATGAAGAAGTGATTTCGGCCGGAAGGAACGCCTCTCAGGCCCTTAAGGTCGATCCGGGGGCTCTGGCAAGGGTAGAGGGGCTAATCGCCGCCCTGGTCGATCTGGGGGGCGAAGAACAGGCGTCTAGGTCTTATGCGAGGCGACAGCTCAGCAAATGGGCGGCTCAGGCGGCGGGGCTGGCCCGCACGGCGATGAAGGAAGAGCTTCGCCAGAAGCGGCGCCGAAGTACGGCTACGATCCATTTGATCAATCGAGAGCATCTGGAATGGCTCGTCGATCAGCATAGCGAGATGCGCGAAGTCAAGATCAACGGCAAGAGGAAGCGCAAGCGGGTTGTCGTGGACTGGCCCTACAACGTTGTGATCCTCGACGAGTCGTCCAGCTACAAGGACGCCTCAACAGACCGCTTCAAGGCCATGGCCGCGATCCGGGTTCAGGCGGGGATCAACAGACTGCACCAGCTCACCGCTACACCTGCGGCGGAAGGCTACATGGGACTGTTCGCGCAGATCTACTTGCTCGATCTTGGAAAGCGCCTGGGCGTCTACATCACGCACTTCCGTGAGAAGTTCTTCAACCACAACGCCTATGCACACACCTACAAACTGAAGCACGGCGCGGACAAAGAGATTGGCGATATCATCGCTGATCTGTGTCTCGTGATGAAGGCGGAAGACTACCTCGACGACACGCCGCCTCTGTTCCTCGACCGCATGATCAATATGGCTCCGCATGAGCTGGAACAGTATCAGAAGTTCGAGCGGGACTTCATCCTGACCCTGGACGATGGCGAGAAGATCGAAGCGGAGACCGCCGCAGCCCTGTCAGGTAAGCTCCTTCAGCTCTCAAGCGGCGCTGTCTACACCAAGGACAAGCAAGTCCGCGTTGTCCACGAGCATAAGATCGAAGACCTCCGGCAGCTCCGGGAAGAGCTGCAAGGTGAGCCGCTGATGGTGGCCTACTGGTACAAGTCGTCGCTCGCCCGACTTCGGAAAGCATTTCCGGATGCCTGGGTCATGGACGCTGCCGGGAAGGTGGCTGGCCGGCGCGGCCCGTGGAACACCGGCAAAATCCCGATGTTGTTGGTCCATCCGGCGAGCATCGGCCATGGGCTGAACATGCAGTACGGGCCAGGACACGATCTCTACATGTTCGATCAGTGTTGGTCCTACGAGCTGTTCTATCAGCTCTACCGGCGGCTAGCCCGGCAAGGGCAGAAACTTCGCGTTCGGGTCCATCTTCCGCAGATGCGCGGGACCAACGACAGTCTCGTCGTCGAGCGGCTGAAGGTAAAGGAAGACGCGCAGGAAGCATTGTTCAAACGTATCCGGGCTATGCGTAGACGCCTCCAAGAGCTTAGGTTAGCGGCATGACGAATCAATCAGTCAAGAAAGACAAGGCAGGGCGACCCGCGGGGTCGTTCGGTGTCGCCAAGATGGAGGCGATGACCGAAGCCGAGGCCAAACACGCCCTATACCGGGGCATTACGGTCGCGGACGCCGAGATCATCTTCAAGATGGACCGCCGGACTATTCTGGCGAAAGTCCCCTGGACTGATCTGAAGCCTTCAGGCCAGAGGAACGGCCGAGATCTGTTCCACATTCGAGACCTCGCGCCGTATCTGGTGAAGCCCGCGGGCGACATTGAAGAGTACATCAAACGGATGCGGCCCCAGGACTTGCCCGCCCTGGTCTCGAAAGAGTACTGGAACGGCCGGCGTGCCAAGCTGGCGTTCCTCGAATCTAACGGAGACCTCTGGCGCACTGACAAAGTCGCCGAGGCCATGTCCGAGGTGATCAAGATCGTCCGCATGGGCCTGTTGCTCATGCCGGATTCCATCGACCGGGAATCCCCGTTGTCCGTGGCGCAGCGAGACGCGCTGCAAAAGCTGATCGACCAAGCCCTAGAGACGATGCGCAAGCGGATCGTCGAGACCTTCGGCAATGACCTGTCGGTCGCCCCCGGTTCGGGCGACGACGAAACCCCAGACGAAGACGACACATTCTATGTCCCTCCGAAAGTTGGAATCGCAACAGAGTTCGACGGATCAGACGACTTGGACGACGACCTTTAAGTCGCTCGGCCAGCTCGTCGTTGGACTCTCTGAACTGCTGAAACCGCCTGAACGGATGCTGGTGTCCGAGGCGGCGGAGAAGTACGTCTACATCAACCAGCCCGGCGCCCATGTCGGCTACTACGAGAACGATCAGGCTCCCTACATGGTCGAGCCGATGAACGAATTCAATTCGCGGGTCTTCAGCGGCCTGATCTTCGTTGGGCCAGCGCAATCGGGCAAGACCCAGGGCCTCATCCTCAACACCATCGCATATTCGATCAAGGTCGATCCGATGGACATGATCGTCTATTCGCCGACTCAGGCGGCGGCTCGCGACTTCTCAGTTCGCCGTATCGACCGGATGCACCACAACAGCGCCGATCTCGGCGACATGATGCGCTCGGAGAAGGAAGCCGACAACAAATTCGACAAGCACTACAAGAGCGGCATGATCCTCACGATCTCCTGGCCGTCCCGAGCCGAGTTCGCCGGTCGCCCCATTGGCCGGGTCGTACTGACCGACCGAGACCGGATGGACGATGACATTGAGGGGGAGGGCGAGCCTTTCGATCTGGGCCTTAAGCGCACCACCACGTTCCGAAGTTTCGGCATGTGCGTGGCCGAGTCTTCGCCGTCACGGCCGATCAAGGACCCGAAGTGGGTCAGGAAGACCCCTCATGAGGCACCGCCGTGCAAAGGCATTCTGAGCCTCTACAATCGGGGGGACCGGCGTCGGCTGAAGTGGCCTTGTCCGCATTGCGGAAATTATTTCGAAGGCAACTTCAAGATGCTGACGTGGGACAAGAAGTCCAATCCGCTGCTGGCGGCCGAGACTGTCCGCATGATTTGCCCCAAGTGTAACGAAGAGATCTGGCCCGAGGCCCGCAAGGAGATGTTGCGCAAAGCTCGCTGGGTCAAGGACGGCCAGGAGATCGACGAAGAAGGCAACATCTACGGCCCGGAGATCAGGTCGAAGATCGCCTCTTTCTGGCTGAATGGGGTTGCCGCGGCGTTCGTGACGTGGATCGACCTCGTCGTCATCTACATCGAAGCAGAGAAGGATTTCGAGCGCACGGGCAGCGAACTGTCGCTGATCAAGTTCTACAACACCGACCTGGGCGAGCCTTATCTGCCGAAGGCTCTCGAGTCGCTCCGGCTTCCGGAAGTTCTGCAAGCCAGGGCCGAGGCTATCGGCGGGACGAAGGATGAGCCTTGTGTTCCTGAAGGAGTTCGGTTCCTGACCGCGACCGTGGACGTCGGCCAGAACCTCTTCATCGTTCAGGTCCACGGCATCTGCCCAGGCTCTCCGTTCGATATCACTATCGTCGATAGGTTCCAGATCAGGTTGTCCGCCGACCGCCTGGACGACGACGGGCAAATCCAGTGGGTCAAGCCAGGGACGTACCTTGAAGACTGGGACCTCATCACCGAACAGGTGATCAAGCGGACCTACCCGTTAGAGGGCGACCCGTCGAAACGGATGATGGTCAAGATCACGGCTTGCGACTCTGGCGGTAAGGCGGGTGTGACGGCGAACGCCTATGAGTACTACCGGAAACTTCGCAAGGAAGGGCTCGCCGGCCGCTTCACCCTGGTAAAAGGTGACTCGACACCGACTGCGCCCCGCACCCGGATTACGCACCCCGACTCGAACAACACCAAGACCAAGGCGGCTGCGCAGGGCGACGTCCCCGTTCTGATGATCCACTCGAACACCGTCAAGGACATGCTGTCCAACAGGCTCGATTGCATGGTGCCGGGCGCGGGGCTCGTGCGTTTCCCCGAATGGCTGCCTGACTGGTTCTACGCCGAGCTTTGCGTAGAGCTACGGACGGATAAGGGCTGGGAGCGACCGCCGCATACACGCAACGAAGCGTGGGACCTCATGTATTACTGCATTGGCGTCTGCATCTCGCAACTAATCGGGGTCGAAGGACTTGACTGGAACAAGGCTCCGAACTGGTGCGCGCCGTGGGACAAGAACTCACTTGTCTTTGAGGCTAGTCAAGACGTCCGGTTTGCTCTACCCAAGGTGACTGAAGCTGATTTCGCCGCTTTCGGCAAAGCACTTGCTTGAACGAGCTTTGACAATGACCGACGCCGAAATTCTGGCTCTCAAGAAGAAAATCTTGGAGGCCGAAACCGCCTACCACGATCTGATGACGGCGGCCTCTCTTCGGGAGTTCACGGACCAGAACGGGGAAAAAACCGTTTATAGTCAAGCCAATAGGTCGGCCCTGTACGCCTACATCTTGTCGTTGAAGGCCCAACTTCCGGACGCGCCGACCGGCGGATACGGCTCCAAGCCTCTAGGGTTCGTGTTCTGATGCGCGCTGCACCCCAACTGCCCATCATGGTCGCCGAGACGCCGGGCGTAACCGAATCAGCCATGGGCGGAGGGCTCGAAGGGGCCGAGCGCACGAGCCGCGAGACGGCTTTGTGGAACCCGCACATGGGTTCACCCGACCGCATCGTCAACAGCGTCAAGTCCATGGCCGACGCCCGCGGCCGGGATATGAACAACAACGACGGCTACACCCGCGGCGCCGTCACGATCAACAAAGACAGCATCGTCGGGGCGCACTATCGCCTGAACGCAAAGCCCGTCTGGAAGGTGCTGGCGAGCATCACCGGGAAGTCGTTCGACGAAACCTGGGCGACCGAGTTTCAGGAGATGGTCGAGGCCCGCTTTGACCTGATCGCCGAGTCCGACGACTGCTGGCTGGACGCCTCGGGCACCAACACGTTCACGGAGCTGATCCGCCTGGGCGTCGGGGGCGCGGTCCTGGGCGGCGAAATCATTGCGGCGGCCGAGTGGCTGAAGGACGATCCGCGCCGGCCGCTCAAGACCGCCGTTCAGATGGTCTCCGCTGCCCGGATGAGCAACCCGAATGGGCAGGCGGACGATGAGTTTCTTCGTCGCGGCGTGGCGATCAATGCACGGGGCAAGCCGCAAGGCTACTGGTTCCGTGAGGCGCATCCGGGGGACTACTATGCCTCGGTGAAGAGCTGGCAGTGGCGCTATATCCCGGCCCGCAAGCCGTGGGGCCGTCGTCAGATCATTCATATCTACGAGCAACAAGAACCCGGTCAGTCGCGGGGGATCGCCGATATCGTGTCGGTCCTCAAGAACATGCGGATGACCAAGCATTTCGATGAGCTGACCCTTCAGCAAGCGGTCATCAACGCCAGCTACGCCGCCGCCATCGAAACCGAGATGCCGCCCGATGCCGTCTATTCGGCCATGGGCGGGAATTCCGGCTCGGAGAACTTCACGGCTGCTATGGGCAGCTACATGGGGATGCTGTCGGCCTACTTCGGGGCCGCCAACAACGTCACCATTGACGGCGTGAAGATCCCCGTCCTGCCGCCGGGCACGTCAATGAAGACCCAAGCCCTCGGCACGCCCGGCGGCATGGGCGGCGATTATGGGAAATCACTTCTGAGGCACACCTGTGCCGCCCTCGGCATCTCCTTCGAGGAGTTTTCGCGGGACTTCTCGGGCATCAGCTATTCCGGGCTCAAGGGCGCGTTCGCCAGCACGGACAAGACGATGAAGGCGAAGAAGAAGGGCACGGCCGACCGGCTCGCCAACGGCATCTATAGCCTCGTGCTTGAGGAAGAGATTGCCAACGGCAACGTGCCGCTGCCGCGAGGTGTGAGCCGTCAGGCCTTCTATCTGCCGCTCGCCAAGGAAGCCTTCTGCAAGGCCACCTGGGTCGGCGCGGGCAAGGGCCAGATCGATGAGCTGAAGGAAACCCAGGCGGCCATTCTCCGGATCGCCTCGGGTCTTTCGACCTACGAGATCGAGGTCTCGCGCCTGGGCTACGACTTCCGGGATATCTACGCGCAGCAAGTCCGGGAACGGAAGGCGCGCGAAGTCGGGCAACTGGTCTTCGATCTCAGCTCGAACAAGCCCAGCTCGGGCGGCGCGGCTGAAGATCCCAAGGCCAACAACGACAACGGACAGAACAACCAAGAGGACGACGAGCTATGAGCCGCGCCATTGTCACCAACAGTCTCGGCATGGAAGTCGCCGTAGCCGCGTTGTCGCGGATGCACATGACGGACGCGCTGATCATGCGCGGCCAGCAGAATGCGTTCGCCAACAGCCTTCGCCAACTGGCCGGGGTCACCGACGAGACGCTGGAAGAAGCGCATCTCAGCCGGCGCCTCGATCAGCTCGCCATGCACTACGGCTACGGCTCCCGCGTGAACGACAAGCCCTTCGCGTTCTCGAACGGGGTGGCGATCATCCCGGTTCACGGCGCGCTCATCAACCGGTTCTTCGGCTGCTGGGGTTTCGTGACGGGATACAACTTCATCCGGGCCATGCTCAATGCCGCGCTCGAAGACGACGACGTCGAGCTGATCGTCTTCGACGTCAACAGCTTCGGCGGCGAAGCGGCCGGATGCTTCGAACTGGCCGACGAGATCCGGACGGCCCGAGATCGGAAATCACTTCTGGCCGTGGTCGACTCCAACTGCTGTTCGGCGGCCTATGCCATCGCGTCGGCCTGCACGAAGCTCGTCGTCACGCCCTCCGGGCAGGCGGGAAGTATTGGCGTAGTCGCCATGCACGTCGATATGAGCAAGTTCTACAAAGACTGGGGCCTGAAGATCACCCTCATCGGTGAAGGCCCGCACAAGACTGACGGAAACCCCTACGAAGCCCTCTCCGATGAGGTGCTTGCCGATATTCGCGCCTCTGTGAAGAAGCGGTATGGTGAATTCATCGGACTTGTGGTTAAGAATCGGGCCGATCTTACTACTGAGTCGGTTCGAGATACTGAGTCGAGATGCTACCGGGCTGATGAAGCTCTGGAACTCAAGCTGATCGACGCAGTCGAGACGCCAACCGATGCGGTGGCGAGCTTCCTGGCTGAGCTGGGCGATGACCAGCCTAACGGAGATGAGGACGAAGAAATGACGACTGCCGCCACCAAGCCGGGAACCCCGGAAGCCGCCGCCGCCGCGCCCGCCGTGGACGTGGGGGCTGTTCAGAAAGCCGAGCGCGACCGCATGTCCGCGATCATGGACTCCGAAGAAGGCAAGGCCAACGTGCCCCTCGCCAACTACTTCGCGACCAAGACCGATATGACTGCTGAAGCCGCCATCGGCGCCCTCAAGGCCGACGCCGCCGGGAAGGCCACCACTCCGGCCCCCGCCGCTGCCGCGCCGACCACCCCGGCTGCTGCCGCCGCCCCCGCCGCTGTCGGTGAGGGCGCGTTCTCCGCCGCGATGGACAACAGCGACAACCCGCAACTGGGCGCCGGTCTCGACGCCAACGGCCAGAAGCTCAGCCGTGCGCAAGTCGCCATGGCGAACGCCGGTCTGGGCACGGCCAAGGCGGCGGACACGCGCGTCAAGCACTTCCACTAGGCCGCGCGCTCGGATCAACTCGAACCTGAAAGGTTTTCTTCGCTATGTCCTATCCCAACTTGCTCGCCGGGGGCGTCACCAGTCAGGATCAACCGATCCCGACCGATCTCTTCGCGGGTGAAGCTCCGGTCGTCACCGACCGCGCCCAAGCTGGCGCTGTCGATCTCGAACAGTTCCGGGTCTTCGCCTTCGACGAGAGCGGCCTGATGGTTCCCTGGAACCCGGACGCGGGCGCCGCCCAGGGTGTTCTGACCTTCAGCGGTGTCGGCACCGCCGACGACACGATCACGATCAACGGCCACGTCATCACGCTTAAGGCGAGCGGCGCTGTCGGACCCCAGATCAACATCGGCGCCTCGGCCACGCTGACCGCCCAGAACCTCAAGGCCTACGTCAACGCGCACCCCGACGAGACGGGCGTCAAGGCCTCCGGCGCTGCCGCCGCGATCACCCTGACGGCCATCGAACCGGGCGTGGTCGGCAACTCGATCACCACGACCGAGGCCGGCACCAACACGGCGTTCGGCGCCGCCACCCTGGTCGGCGGCAGCGAGGAAGCCGAGAGCGAACCGGCGGGCATCCTGGCCCAGCCGGTGAAGGCCGGGAAGTGGGGTCCGTACTATCGCGGTGGAGTGTTCAATCACGCCGCCCTGGTCTGGCCCGCGGGCGTCACCACGTTCGCCCAGCGCAAGCACGTCTTCCCGCCCCTCGGCGCGCTCAGCGTCGCCACCCTGTTCTAGTCGGGCACCCGGCCGGACCTCTACTGAAAGGATACCAACGAGATGCCCGAGATTTGGGAAGTCACCGATCTCATGGAGGTGACGTATTCCGATCAAGCCGCCCCGCCTGACGGCTGGTGGTTGGACCGGTTCTTCACCCGTGAGTATCGCTCCGAAGCGCAGGAGATCTACTTCGATCAACTGCCGGCGCGGGATCGCCGTCTGGCGCCGTTCGTCGCGCCCAACGTTCAGGGCCGCATGATGCGGACCCTGAGTACCCCCATCGCCAAGTTCAAGCCGGCCTACCTCAAGCCCAAGCACGAGGTCAATCCGGCGAAGGTGATCACCCGGCGTCCGGGTGAGCCCCTGAACGGGGTCGGTGCGGGTGGTCGTCCGCTGTCGCTCGACGAACGCTACGACGCCGCCGTCGCCGACAACCTGACGACCGAACGCGAGGTCATCGAACGGCGCTGGGACCACATGGCCTGCAAAGCCATCATGGACGGCGAAGTCGTGATCAAGGGCGAGGACTATCCGGAGGTGACCGTCACCTTCGGCCGCGATCCGTCCCTGACCAGTACCCTGGTCGGCGCGGCCCAGTGGGATGAGACCACGTCGAGTCCCCTGGTCGATATCGGCATTCAACGCTCCCTGGCCTTCCCGCTGGGTCGCGCGCCGATCACCGACCTGATCTACGGCAACGCCGCCTGGAACGCCTTCGAAGCTCACGAGGATACGCGCAAGTTGCTCGACAACATGCGCCGCGGCTCCGAGTCGAACTTCAACACCACGGGCCTGACGGACGGCTCGCCGGTCGAGTACGTCGGCCAGATCTCGGGTCCGAACGGCGCCGGCCGCCTGAACCTCTGGAAGTACTCCAACTACTACGAGGAGTACGACGAACAGGGCAACCTCGTCGCCTACGACTACATCAACGAAGGCGACGTCATCGGCGTCGGCAAGGCCATCGGCGGCGTCCGTGCGTTCGGCGCCATCATGGACAAGAAGGCGCAGCTCAAGGCGCTTCCGATGTTCCCGAAGCAATGGGACTCGGAAGACCCCGGCGGCACCTTCACCATGACCCAGTCGGCCCCGCTGATGGTCCCGACCAACCCGAACAACTCCTTCCGGATGCGGGTGGTCTAGGTCTACGAACCGGCGGTCCCGTCCTAGCGGCGGGGCCGCCAAATCGCGAAATCACTTCCGGGAATGGAAGTCCGAACTAAAGGAATTCTGAGATGCCGAAGCGGGTTGTTCTCGAAACCATCCACCTGAGCCGCAAGGACGATGAGGGCGTGTTCAAGCGCGTCACGCCGCCCATCGGCAAGGTGTTCAACTTCACCAAGTCCGAGGTCGCCGATATCGAAGAGGTCCGGCCGAACCGGGCGCTCCGGATGCCGACCCAGGACGAAGCCGCCGCCGCGGGCCACGAGATCGACGAAGAAGAAATCGGCGATGCCCCGGAGCCCGTCGCGCCGAAGAAGAAGGGCGCGGACGCCAAGAAGCCCGACCCCAAGGACGACGACGACCTCTAGGATCGGGGACTTTTGTGCCGAACACGGCCGAAATCAAACTGTCGAGCCGTCGTCGCCTACACCGGGCGGCGGCGGTTTCGGCTGTCTATACGTCCCCTGACGGCGAAGCTGTCGAGGATCGCATCACTGTGCGCTGGCATAACAAGCTCGCGCGCCTGGGCGAACTGGAAGGGGGGTTCGATGTTCAGATCATCGAAGGCGTCAACCGCTTGGTCTTCAGCGATGAGCAACTGGCCGAGTACGGGCTTGAACTGGAAGAGCGCGGAAGGGTGTCGATCCCTTCACTCGGCGGCGCAGTCTTCAGCCTCCAAGACCTAGAGCCAACGGACGGCCCCCACAACGTCTACTGGCAGGTTGTGAGGGTCGTCTGATGGACCTTCAGACCTTCGGCGTGGACGTCCTTGAAGACGCGGCTTCCTATTTCGAGCGGATGCCGAAGATCTCGGTCAAAGCTCAGACCATCGCCATCAATCAGATCGCGACCCGAGGTGGCCTGAAACTGCTTCGAGATGATGTTCAGGCGGAGGTCGCTTTCCCGGCCGGCTACCTGAAGAGCAACAACAGGCTCTACGTCAGCGACAAGGCCACGAACAGTAAGCCTGAAGCCGTCATTTCGGCCCGGCAACGGCCGACCAGTCTGGCCCGCTTCGCCCAGGGCGCCGTATCGGCGACAGGCGACCGCAAGGGCGGCGTTTCGGTCATGGTGAAGCCTGGGACCTCCCGGCAGATGCCGAAGGCCTTCCTGATGCGTCTGAGAGCCGGGGCGAGCCTTACGGCGGACAACTACAACGTCGGTCTCGCCGTGCGCCTGAAGCCGGGCGACCGGATCTTGAACAAGCGGAAGCAGTCGCCAGTCCAGCTCGGGCACAATCTCTACCTTCTCTACGGCCCTTCGGTCGATCAGGTCTTCAGGTCCGTGGCCGTGGACGACAGCGAAATCATTGCCGACATGACACGCGACGAGTTCTTCCGTCAGTTCACCCGGCTCAGCAGCGAATAGAGATCGACATGCCCAGTAAGCAACTCAAGGTTCTGAGAGCCCTCACGGAACTTCTTGAAGGGATCAACCCGACCAATGAAGACCCCGAAACCCTGGCCCCCTACACGGTCGATCTTCGGAACAAGGTCTTCCGTGGGCGCACGACCCTGGGCGCCAACGTCACGATGCCTGCCCTCGCGCTGCTGGAAGCCCCTACGCCGGTCGAGAGCCTTCACGCTGGCAAGGACAGCCTGACCAAGCTCGAAGGCTGGCGGCTCCTTCTTCAAGGTTTCGCCGCTGACGACCAGATTAACCCGACAGATCCGGCCTACGACCTGAAAGCCCTTGTAGAGCGGCGCCTTTCGCGAGTAATCGAGACCAAACAGCACAATGGGGAAGGGCTCTTCCCTGAGCATTACTTGTTGGGTAAGCTCCTCACCGATTTAAAGATTCTCCAAGGGGTCGTCAGGCCACCGGAAGAGAAGATCTCGGCCACCGCGTTCTTCTACATTCCGCTCGTGGTCGGGCTGACGACGAACGCCTCTCGGCCCAACGGATAACCCAACGGCCTGCACTGGAAGGAACTTAAGACTATGGCGGACCATGAACAGAACATCGTCCTCGGGCGTGGCCGGCTGCACTTCGGCAAGTACAAGCAAGGCAGCAGCACGCCGGGCGGCCAACGCTATCTCGGCAACACGACCGAGTTCAATCTGGCCCAGGCCGAAGAGAACCTGGACCACTACAACTCGGACGACGGCGTCAACGAGAAGAACCGGAGCGTCACGCTTTCGCAGGATACGTCCGGCGCCTTCACCTGTGACGATATCAGCAAGGAAAACCTCGCTCTCTGGTTCCTGGGCAGCGCCTCGCAGATCGTCATCGCCTCGGCGGCCGGCGTCTCCGAAGTCCTGACTGACGTCGAGCTGGGCCGCTACTACCAGCTCGGCGCCAGTACCAGTATGCCGCAGGGCCACGGCGGGATCGACAACTTCTCGATCAACAGCCCGACCGGCGTGAAGGCCACCGGGACCCTGACCCTCAGCGGGACCGGCACTGCGGCGGATACGGTGACCATCAACGGCCACCTGATCACCATGGTCGCCTCCGGGGCGGCCGGCCAGCAGATCAACGTCGGCGCCTCGGCGACGGCGACGGCCCAGAACCTCAAGACCTACATCAACGCGCACCCGGCGACGGGCGTTGTTGCGACCGGGTCCGCCGCCGTTCTCACCCTGACCGCCCTGGTCGGGGGCGTGGCCGGTAACGCCATCACCACGACGGAAGTGGGCACGGCGACGGCGTTCGGCGCGGCCACCCTGACCGGCGGGGCCACCGGCCCCATTGCGGCCGATGGCAACTGGGAGGTCGATCTCGAACGCGGTCGCCTCTACATCTTCGACACGGCGGTCAACATCGCCGAAGGAGATGACCTGACGGTGACCTACGACGTCGAGGCCCAGTCGGTCGAGACGGTCATCTCGTCGAAGAACTCGATCTACGGCGAGATGTTCTTCCAGTCGAATGCCGTCGAGGGCGACCGTCGTGACGGCTTCTTCCCGAAGGTCAAGGTCACCCCGGACGGCGACTACAACCTGAAGGGCGACGACTGGCAGACGATGAGCTTCAACATCGAAGTCCTGAAGGCCACCGGCAAGGAACGGGTCTACTGGACCAACCGCGGCCCGGCCTAGTCGGCGTCGTCGCAGCAAACGGAAGTCTAGGGCGGCGGTCTACTCAGGCCGTCGCCCATCTCTTGCAAAGGAAATCCCATGGCGGGCCTAGAAGATTTTGAACCACTGGTCGAAGAGATCAGCTTTGTCCAGACGCCCAAGGACGGCGAGCCGAAGACACACAAGTTCCCGGTGCGGGGACTCGGCTTGACGGACATGTCGGCGATCCTGGCCGACTACGTCACCGATATCGAACAGCTCTGGGTTCTCTGGCAGCGCATTCAGCTTTCGGCGGTTGGACGGGGCAGCTACCTTGACGCCTTCGTCATGACCGTCATTCGTGAGGCGCCCTTGCTCGCGGCCGAAATCATTTCCGCCGCCGCCGATCAGAGGCCCCTGGTCCAGAAATACGCCAAACTCCCGTTCTCGGTTCAGATCAAGGCCCTGAACCGCATCCTGGCCCTCACCTTTGAAGATGAGGGTGGAAACCTAAAAAACCTCTCGGCGACCTTGGTCAGTCTGGTCAAGGGCGTGTTGACCGCCGAAAAGCGGGAAACGCTAAGGTCGCAGATCGTGGAACTGATCTCGAAAGATTCTACTGGGGAGTCCGAGAAGACGTAAGCCTTCTCCTCTCCGAAGGTCATCGACACGCTCGCCGTTATCCGGTTGGCATGGTCTGGGCAGAAGTCAGCGTCGTCAGACGCAGGATCAATGCCAAAATTGCGACCGAGACTGTCTTGCTCCAAACTGCCATCATCTCGATTCTCGATAGCAAGAAGTCGAAGTTGCTGGAAAAGGCTCTGAAGGAGCTTCGGGTTTAATGTCCAACGACAATCGCCGCGACGTAGAACTTCGCATCAGGGGCGTCGATCAGACCGGCGCCGCTTCGAACAGCGCGGCGGCGAATGTTCGGAAGGTCACCAAGGCCCTCACGGACCAAGAGAAAGCGGCGCTGGCGGCAGCCGAAGCCAGCGCCGAACTCTACAGCGCGACGAGCAAGCAGCTCAAGGATGCGCAGGACAAGGCGGTCTCCGCCCGCAAGGCTTACGATGATTACGCCAACTCGCTCGGCAAGGGCGTCGAGCCGACGCGCAAGCAGACCCGCGAGTTCGAGAGCCTAGGCAAAGCGGCGGAGCGGGCGGACAAGGACGTTGACCGCCTGACGGCCCGACTTGGCAAGGCCGAGACCAAGTTCAACGCCACTTTCGGGGCGTTCGAGAAGGCCACGGGCGACCGGGCCTCTCGCTCGGCCTCAGAGCGCGGATCGCTCCAACTCGCTGACGCCATCGAAAAGGCCCTGGCCGATCAGGAGAAGATCGCCCAGCTCAGCGCCTTCCGATTGGTCGGCGCCCAGGCTGCCGCCAGCGCGTCGAGCGTAGAGCGGTGGTCCGCCGAGTCGGCAGAAGCCGCTTCGAATAGCTCCAAGTTCGCTTCGGGTCTGATGGCGATCATCGACCCGGCCCGAAATGCGCGCAGTACGCTTGACGGACTGGAAGAAGAAGTTAAGCAGCTCAGCACTTTCATCGGCAACGCCGACCGGCCGATCCGGGACTATCAGGACGCGATCAACGACCTCGGCCGGGCGCAAGGCGAACTGGTTCGCCAAGGCGCCATGATCGACAACTACCGCAATCAAGAAGCGGCCGTTAATCGAGCCTCCGCTGCGTTCGAGGCGTACCGTCTTGACGTGCTGCGCGCAGCCGAAGCAGTCGCCACGTCGGATGAACCGAACGAAGAGCTGGCCCGTGCCCTGGCGCAAGTCGAGGGCAACATGACCCTGGCCGGCCGGGCGCTGGATCAGGAGCGGGGAAAACTTGTCGCCCTGAAGCGTCCGCTCGACGCCGCCAAGATTTCGACCGATCAACTGGCGCAAGCCGAGATGCGCCTGAAGACGGCGGCGGAACAGACGGCGGTCGCGGTCGGAAAGCTGGACAAAGCCCAGGCGGGGCAGAACACGCGAACGGGCCGGTTCCTTGGCCTGAAGCCTTATGAGCTTCAGAACCTCGGCTATCAGCTCAACGACGTCTTCACTCAGATTTCGAGCGGCACGAGTGTTACCCAAACCTTCGCCCAGCAGGGCGGTCAGATCTTCCAGCTCTTCCCGCGTCTGTTCGGCCAGATCGCCACCAAGATTCCGATCATCGCTGCCGCCGCCGCGCTGCTGATCCCGGTGATCGCGACGTTCAAGAACCTGTTCGATCTTGCAGCGTCGGCGCGCGAGTTCAACGCGGCGCTGACAGTCAGCGCGGACGGCGCCGCCTACAACGCGAAAGCCCTGGCCGAGACCGCACACAATCTTGACGTCTACGGGGGCAGTCTCGAAAACGCCAAGGTCGCGATCAAGTCGTTCCTCGCTCAAGGGATCGCTGCCGAACAACTCGAAGCGTTCGGGATTGCCGCCGAGAACACTTCGATTGCCCTGGGCGTCGAGATGGTCGATGCCGCGAAATCCATGGCTACCGCGTTCACGGGTGGATACGAGGAAGTCCGCAAGCTCGACGAGTCTCTGAACTTCCTCTCGGTCACCGAGCGGCAGCATATCAAAGACCTGTTCGACCAGGGGAAGGCGGCGGAGGCCCGCACCGAGGCTTTCCGGATCTATGCTCGCGTGATGGACGAAGGGGCGGCGCAGGCTCTTGGGCCCTGGGCGCAGGCCGGACGGTCGCTGACGACGGTCTGGGACAGTTTCTTGACGCTCCTGGGCAACCTGGGTCCCGTCAAGGAGATGATCCGCTGGCTCGGGCTCCTGGCGAACGCGGCCAAGGACGCCGCCGCGAACATTCCGGGAGCGAAGGGAAAGCCCGGCTTCAACCCACTCCTCGAACGTCAGCGCGCACGACTGGCCGATCTCCGAGAGGAAGAAAGCACGGCTATCGCTCGGCGAGGGTTTAGCGGGGATCGAGTGCCGTTCGCGGGGACGGAACCGCGAGCCCAGACGGGCGCCAACATCACGCGCCGGGCTCGCAGCCTGAGTGAAGTGCAAGCTGATATCAAGAAGATGCAGGGCACGATTACGGCAACTGAGAAAGCCGTGACCGACGTCGTCAGTGCGGCCTCAGCCCAGTCGACTAAGGCCGGCGAAGACTACATGTCGAACCTTCGTGAACAGGCTGCGGCGACGAAGGAGGTCAGCGCGGCCGAGAAGATCCGGCTCGCCGGCCTGAAGGCGCAACGGGAGGCCCAAAGCGCCGGAGCGACTAAGGCCCAAGTCGCGGAAGCGAAGGCACTGGCCGAACAGATCGCGCGCACGAACCTCGCTGCGGCGCAGGGCCGTAAGGATTCGGCTGCTGCACGACGGGAGGATTCGAAGGCCCGCGCCGACGAGAACCGGCGCAACGCGCTCGAACAACAGCTCGCCAACGACATGCGGGCCATGGAAGGCAAGATTGCCAAGCAGCAGCAAACCGATCTGACCTCGCGCCTCGCGGCGGTCGATACGGCATATGAAAAGCTGTTTGATACCCTGGCGAAGTTCAAGGCGTCTGGCGGCACGTCGATCAATGGCATGTCGCTCGCCGACTTCGAGGCGCAGATCAACGCCAACAAGACGATCCTCAAACAACAGGAACAACAGGACTACTACGCCGACTCGATCAAGTCGCTCGAACAACAGCGGGCGGCGGAGCTTAAGAAGATCGCCGATGAGTACGCCCGCGGCGAAATCTCGGGCGCTGAAGCTCTGCGTCGGGCGCAAGAGATCCAAACCCGGATTTCGCCCGAGATCGCCAAGATGGCGGACGATGCGGTTCTATTCGCCGAAGCCCTGGCCGGCGCCAACCCGACGCCCGAGCTGAAAGCGTTCATCGAACAGATGAAACAGCTTCGGGCGGCGGCGAACAACACCAAGGCCAACAACACGCCATCGGCTCAACTCGGACAGTCTGTCGGCGCGGCGGAAGAGCGCGAGCTGAACGAAATCATTTCGCAACGGAATGATCTTGTCGAGACCTACAACCAGCTCGTTACGGTCGGCGTTCTGACGGAGGCCCAGGCCGCCGAGAAGACCCGTGACGCCTATATGCAGGCGCAGCCTTTGATTGCTGCCCAGATCGCCCAGATGAAGGAACTGAAAGACCTTCAGCTCGCCACCGGCCAAATCACGCAACAGGCATACGATGCCTGGATTGCGAAGATGCAACTGCTGTCTACTCAGGCGGTCTACGTCGATGCGAACTTCACCAAGATCAAGGACACGATTGTCCAGCTCTTCAGTCAAGGGATCGTCGAAGGGATCAACACCGTCGTCGAGGCCATCGGCAAGGCCGTGGACGGGACCGGAGAGTGGGAAGACGTACTCGACGCCCTCGGTGCGGCGGCGCTGAATTTCATCGCGTCGTTCCTGAAGGGGATCGCCGATCTGATCATTCAGATGCTCGTGCTGAAGGCGATCAAGAGCCTGCCGTTCCTCGACGGTCTGTCAAAGGGCGTCGGAGACTTCTCGGGCCTGATCGCAGGATCGGCTACGCTCAGTATCGCGTCCAAGCAACTCGGGACTGCCAGCAACGTTCTCGCCGGGTCCGCACTACCCTGGTTCCTTGTCGCCAAGCAACTCAAGGAAGCGGCGCAAGAGCTTGCGGCGGCGGCTGCGGTGCAGACGGCAGCGAACTTTACGGCAGCCATTGCGCATGACGGCGCGGTCATCGGTTCGGCCGGCGGCGGACGTAGCCGGTCGCTGAGCCCGTCGTTGTTCGCTAACGCCCCGCGATACCATTCCGGGACCCCGGCAGTCGGTTTGGGTCCGAGAGAGCGTGCTGCTGTTCTTGAGATCGGCGAAGAAGTCCTCACCAGGGACGATCCTCGCCACGTCCTGAACGGCGGGAAGAACCAGGGCGCGGCGGCCGCTCGGCCGATCTTCAAGACCAAGACGATCAACCTGTTCGATCCGGTCGAGATGCTTCGCCTGGCCCTGGCCGACAGCGAGGGCGAGAAGGTGTTCCTCAACTGGGTTCAGGAGAACTCGAATGTCTTCAAGGGGACGGTGAGCTGATGCCGACGCTCTTCCCTTTCTCGCACAACTGGTCGTCGCCCTATACGACGACCTACGAGTTCTCGACAGACATTCTCACTAGCCGGAACGGCACAGAACAGCGACGGGCAAGGAGAGAGACCGCCCGCAAGGGCTTTCAGACGAGCCTCTTGGTCGATGGGCCTAGACTGACGTTGTTCGACCGGGTGATGTTCACCTCGCAAAACCAAGAACTCTACTTCGCTGAAGAGCCGCGAGGCTTCACCACATACGGTCTCGCGGCGAGTGGGGTGACGACGACCTTCGTAACTGAGGCCGACCACCCGGCGGCGTGGGTCGTTGAGGGCGCAGTTGTTGGCCTGATCGACGATATTCGCGTCGGCCTGCGGACCATAGATTCCGTTGTCGTCGAAACGGTCGGAGACGTGACGACTTATCATGTCGATTTCCTAGAATCGGAAATCACTTCCTGGCCTATCGGGACCAGGGTGTGCCCTCTGCGGGCAGGATACCTGAATGACGATACGGCGGTCACCTTCCGCACGAGTACGGTAGCGACAGCGTCGCTTGACTTCGACGTGACCCCGGCGAGCGAGGACAACGACGCGCCGGAAACAGACTGGCTCAACACTTGGGGAGGCCGAGAAGTCTTTCGCTGGAAAGGCAACTGGGGCACTCCGCCGTCTGCGAATTACAGGGCGCCTCGGGAAACCGTAGACTACGGCCAGGGCGTAACCGCGACCTTCCGACCTATCGTCTTCGCCACTCGAGTTCTTCAGGCATCGTATTTGAGCGATACGCTCGCCCAGGGCGAAGAGCTGCGGACGTTTTTCTGCCGGATGAAAGGGCAACGCGGCGAGTTTTACATGCCGACATGGCAGCCTGACATGACCCCGCTCTCCGACCTCGACAGTTGGGACACGAGCGTGACGGTCGCGGGAACGGATATCGTCGCGTATTTCAGTGACGACCCGATCCGTAGAGCTTTCGCGTTCGTCTACAAGACGGGAGACATGGTCTTCCGGAAGATTGTCGAGATCACTGAAGATGGAGGCAACAGCGTCATTGAATTCGAGCCGCCGACCCCCTGGCCGATTGCTGCGGCGGACCTACGATGCCTGTCCTGGCTGAGTGTTTACCGGTTCGCTAGCGACACCATGACTATTGAGTTCTTGACCGAATCGGTGAGCCGGACACAACTATCGGTTTCCAGCCTGCCTGACCTCGCCCCTGAAGGAATCGACGAAGTGTTCGACGAAGGACAACAATGGATTCTGGACACCTTCGGGTGGGCTTTTATTTCCGCCATCTATGATCCGCTCGACGAATTCGTCAACGAGATCTACCCCCTTTCTGCCGAAGTGGAATAGCGACACATGCCTACGCAAGAAGAAGCCCAAGCGATCATGGAAAAGCTCGTCGTCAACGGCGAGCGCCTGGACGGGGTTGTAAACGGCCCGGCAACAGGGCCGGATTCGGAAGTCGCCATCGACGTCGGATCGGTCAAGACCTTGTCGCGGGTTATGGCGGAACTCGAAGTCGCCGTTGATGAAGAAGTCGGCCAGATCGAAGAAACCGGCGACCTGAAGATTGCCGAGATCAATCTGGCTGCGGCAGCGCAGATCGCTCTTATCGCCTCGACCCTGGGCGCCGCTGTGTTCGCTGATACGACTGCGGGCCTCGCGAATTCTTCAGGCACCGGGACGACCAATCGCTTCTTCCTGATCCCCGGTGACAACACCAATACGTTCACTCGGCTCTACCGCAACGACGCTGGGTCGGCCACCTTCATCGCGAGCGATCCGTCCGCGCTGCTGCTGCAAAGCCTGGGCTCCAACCTCGTCAGTGTCGGCGGCCGGCTGGCCAAGTACGAAGAAGATCTCGTCAGTCAGTCTCTCTTCGGCATTCCGGTTCCGGTCACGGGCGGCAACTGGGCTACGCAAGACAGTACCCGCATGTTCGCCACGCCGATGCCCCAGGGCGGCCGGGTGATCGAAATCGGCGGGTACGGGAATAACAGCGGCGGCGCCGGTCTGGGGCAGCTCAAGTGGGCCACCAAGGTCGGAAGTAATTTCGTAAGTCAGCGAGAAGACCTGTTCGACGTCGGAGTCGGGTCCTTCGCCCAGAACGTCGATAACGGGCAGTTGAAGACGATGCACCGGTTCGAGGCCGGGTGGTATCCGGGCCTCCGGGCCTTCTCGACGACGAGCAAGATCGCCACCGTCACCAACGGTGCGGGGGCCGTTCCGTTCTACCATACGGCGGGCAACGCGACTGGGACCTTCGCGGTCGGCACGTACACGACCAACACCTCGACCCAGTTCTATATCAAGGTCCAGTTCGACGACGGCTCTTTCGCAACGGTCCTCGACACGGGCCTCTACAGCGAAGGCCGCACCATCACGGTCGGGCGCACCGAAACCCCGGCCTCGACTGGTTTCGGTCTGTCTTCGTCTGGTGCGGCGACTACGACATGGATGCGGGAGACCGCCCAGTATGCGGGCAAGCTCCGGACGCTGCGCGTGGCGACCGAGAACACCGGCCCCCTCACCGTCATGTGCGCCCTGCGCCTGGGCGGCACGGCGATCAACGTCTACTACAGTTTCACCGTGCAGTGCACCGTGGCCGGCCTGAACACCTTCAGCGTTCTCGACGGCACCCTGCCGCGGGGGATTCCGTCCTACGGCTTCAACACGCTCCTCGGATTCCGCTGCGGCACCAACGACGCGCATGTTTCCTACAGCAACGGTTCGGCGAACATCGGGCAGCCGACCGGTTTCGGTGTTCTGACTGTCTTCGGCGGCGACCTTCTCGGCCCGAACACCTTCACACGGAACACCCAAAACCGTCGTTACGAGTACCAACTCGAAATCGACGTAGCGACCCACGGCAATCGGGTCAACAAGCTCTGGGACGGTATCTTTTTCGACGAGGACTGGGCGGCAGGGACGCTCGGTCTGAACTGGGGCATGACCGGAACGGTCACCAACGCCGCCGGCTACTGCCAAGTTGACTCGGCCGGGATCAACATGGGGGTGACCCGAGAGCTGCTGGTTCACCTCGACAAGACGTTGATGAGCCAGGATATCGAGTTCGGCAGCGGGACTTGTACGCGCATGTTCGCCGGACTTCGAGCCGGGGTCGATGACTACGGGACCCTGGTGACCCTGGGCGCGCACGACGATCCCTCCGTCCCCAACACCCTGGTCATTCACGAGGCGTGGAAACAGGTCGGCTCGACCTTCCCGAACGCCTACGTCACGATCACCAATCCGTTCGGCGCCGGGATCGACGTGGATAGCGGCCACCGCTATCGCGTGATCATGCTGCGTGACGTCCGCGACATGCATATCTGGGTCTGGGACCTGAGTCTGCAACCCGCTCGGCTCGCCCAGGTTTCGGCAGCGCACGAGTACTACGCCCAGACGGCAGCCGCGGGGACCACGCTTACGGTTCCTCTGAATACCTGGGTCACGGCAAACGACCTGGGCAAAGTCGGACAGATGACGGGGGCCGTCGCCTTCGGCTGCATTACCGGAACCGGGATGCGGAACTACCACGCCACGCACCAATCGCTGATCCGGAAGGGCAAGACGCTCTTCGGTGGGGACAGCATGAACGTCTCTCGTGTCAACAGCTCGGTCAACCTGATCGGCAAGCTCCGGGCGATCCTCGCGCTCGAAGGCGACGAGATGTTCAACATGTCCGTGGACGGGTCCGACTACAACAGCCAGCGCCGGGTCTTCGCGTCCATGCTGCCGCACCTTCAGTGGGCCGGAATCGAGAACACTGTCTGGGGCAACGGGATGCAGGATTACGACGGCGGGGCAATCCCGGCCGATCAAATCGCCAGCATCAACGGCGGCATCAGCCAGATCGCCAACCTGTCGCGCCTGTCCGGCATCAAGCGGCAAGTCTGGATGGACACGGAACCGGACCTCGATACGACTACGGGCACCGATGACCCGACCGACTTCATCCGGAGCATGGTCTTGGCCAACTCGGCGTTCAACTTCTACGGCGTTCCGCTTCGCGACTGGATGAGCAAACCGGGAACCATCGGAGATCGGCAGCCAGGGCTCTATCAGGCGTCGGTCGGTGATGCTCACCGGGTCCAAGCTGGGCATGACGTTGCGCTTCTCTGTCTGCTGACCTATGCTCCCTTCCTTTGCGCGGCGCCGCCGCGTCTCAACATTCGCACTCTCAACCCCTTCTGGTGATCGACATGGCAAAGACTCCGAAATCCAACCCTCTCACCATGCTCAGCGTCGAAGGCGCCATGTCGGCGCTTCGGTCGCACGTCGAGGGCCGCGGCTACGACCTCGACGCGAACGGTCTCGACTCATTCGTCGTCACCGAGGGCGCGGTTGTCGTATCGGCCGGCGGCGTCACCACGACGCATATGGAGCCGCAGCCGGAAGTTAAGATGCCGGCTCGGAGGAAAGGGGTGTGACGTTCGCAGCCCGTGAGGTCAGCCGGGCGCGCGGTCAGTCGATCAACCTCTATCTCTTCAAGTACGGCCCGGCGGACGAAGACTATTACGCCTACACCAGCGGCGAACGTGAGATCGTCGTAGAGGACGTGCCCTTCACACCGCTCCCCATTGATCGGGGGGCGGTGACTTCGTCTGGGACTCTGGACAAGGCTACGCTTCAGGTCACCACCCCGATCAACAGCGAGATCTCGAACCTGTTCGGAGTCTACCCGCCCTCGCATGTCGTGACGCTTCAGATCTTCGAGGGGCACCCGGAAGATCCGGATAACCAGTACCTCACCATCTGGACCGGTCGGGTTCTGGGGCGCTCTCTGAAGGGCAGTGAGGCCTTCTTCTCGTGCGAGCCTATCTCGACCATGCTCCGCCGGTCGGGTCTCCGCCGGAACTATCAGCTCAGTTGTCCACATGTCCTCTATGGACCAGACTGCCGTGCCGACCGGGATGCCGCGACGAGCGCCGTGGTCGTGGTCTCTGCCAATCGATCCTTCGTCACCCTCGGGCCGACGTGGGTCCCGTCAGGGGACAAGCCGAAGTACCTGGGCGGCATGTTCACCTGGGTCCGGGACGACGGCCGAGCGGAGCTGCGCACGATCCTGCGTATCGATAGCGGCGTGACCCTGCTGTTGTCGGGAGACACGAACGGCCTTGGACCAGGGGACAACGCCAACGTGATCTTCGGGTGCAACCACAAGGGTGCGCTCACTGATGACTGCCACGCAATCCACAACAACATTCTGAACTTCGGCGGGCAGAACTGGATTCCGCTCAGCAATCCGTTCGGCCTGTTCAACAACTACTACTGAGGCCGGTCATGTGGCTAGAACTCGCTATCGCGGTAATCATTCAGGTGATCGCCTACGTCATTACGCCCAAGCCAAAGGCCCCCAAGCCGCCCGAGGTCCGAGACCTTGAGGACCCGACCGCTGAAGCCGGCCGGCCTATCCCGGTCATCTGGGGCGAAGTGACGGTGAAGGGGATCAACGTACTCTGGTTCGGAGACAAGCATCTCCGCAAGTACAAGGTTGATGCGTGATGGCGGACGATCCAGACCTCGACTCGATGATTATCACGATCCGGGATATCCAACTGGCCGGCCACTGCCCCAGCGGCGCGCGTCGGTGGTTCCATGGCAAGCCCGAGCTGAACTTCAACGACTTCCTCCGAAACGGTGTCTCGGCCCGCGTGCTGCTTGATACCAAGGATGGGCTGGCCGAACAGGTCGTTGCCCGCACGATCAAGCGCAAGGCCGACACCAATGGGTAAGTCAAAGGGGGAGATGCAGGTTGCCGAGTACCGCATGTCGATTCACATGGGGGTCTGCCTTGGCCCCATCGACGCGGTTACCGGAATCTACATTTGGGAAAAGGTTGCATGGGAGGGCGAAATCATTTCCGATGACCCCTACGCTGTCGCGATCAACAAGCCCGAGCTGTTCGGCGGCAAGAAGCGAGAGGGCGGCCCGGTCGGCACCTGTTGGATTCTCCCCGGCGGCCCGGATCAAGTCATGCCCGAGGCCCTGGCCGCGCGCCTTGGCCGGACTTCAGCAACGTGCCCTGGCTTTCGAGGGCTGTTCAGTCTGTTCTTCGTCGGCGCTGCGCAATCGATTCCGGTTTGGAGCGGGTTGCTCAATGTCGAGCTGAACTATCCCGGCTTCCTCTGGTCCACCAACTCCCCGTTCATTCAAGCTACCTGGGTTCGTTGCCGCCGCAGCCCCAAGGGTCTTGACCCCGCTACGGCCATGATCGGCAAGAATGCCAACCCGGCGCACATGGTCTACGAGTGCTTGACCAATGCGAGCTTCGGCATGGGGGCTCCCGATACCCTACTGGATATGGACTCGTTCATCAGCGCCTCTGACACGCTGGTCGATGAGGCGTTTGGTCTGGCGATGATCTGGGTCCAACAGCTCAAGATCGAAGACTTCGTCAAGGAAATCCTAGACCACATTCAAGCGGCCTTGTTTGTGGACCCGGCCACGGGTCTCTTGGCGCTAAAGCTGATCCGAGATGACTACGACTTTGAGACGCTTCAGGAGATCAACCCTTCGAATGCGTCGCTGAACAACTTCGCTCGCAAGCTCTGGGGCGAGACGGTCAACGATATCTCGGTGACGTGGACCAATCCGGCGAACGAACAAGAAGAGACGGTCGGCGCCCAGGATATCGCCAACATCACGATTCAAGGCGCGCCGATCAATGACAACCGGAACTACTACGGAGTGCGGGACGCTGAACTCGCCTCTCGCCTCGCCGTCCGGGAGCTTCGGGCGTCAGCCGCTCCGCTGATCATCGGCGATGCTTCGGTTAACCGAAAGCTCTACAACGTGCGGCCGGGCAGCGTTCTGAGGATGAACTGGCCGGAGTACAGCGTCTACGACGTGGCTGTTCGCGTCACGAGTGTGAAGTACGGCAAACCGGGTGCTGCGAACATCGAGATCAGCTTCTTGGAGGACGTGTTTTCTCTTGCCCGTCCGGCGGCGATCACTCCGCCGACCTCGGACTGGGAAGACTACGCCCAAGACCCTGAAGCCTTCCTGTACTCGCAAGTGTTCACCATGCCTCGGTACTTCTTGTCTGCCGGGTCCAGCGTCGATCCTGACACCCTGACTTACCCGGAAGTGATTTCCGGCATCCTGGCGAACCAACCCGGTCGTGATACCCTGACGTTCGAGCTGCTGACAGAGCGCGTCGCCGCCAACGGCGATATCTCCTATGTCAACGTCGGCACGCGGAACACGACCGGCCGGGCAGTTCTCGGTTCCCCCTTCTACGAAGAAGCGATCACCACGGTCGAGGGCAACCCCTTGGCGTCGGTCGGCCTGGGTCCGCAAGTCGGGAACTTCGTCATCATCGGAGACGGTACGGATGCGGGAAGCGAGATCGCGCTGATTGCGTCGTCGGACGGCGAAATCTGGACTTTGGATCGCGGCGTTCTCGATACGGTTCCGCGCTATTGGCCGCTGGACACTCCCGTCTGGTTCGTCAATGCGGGAACGCTGATCTCCGATGATTTGAACACCAGGGCCGCCGGACAAGAGATCGACTATAAGCTGCTGGCTCGCACCTCCCGCGGCCTGCTGGACGAAGCTGACGCCCCTATCTTGACTGGGACGGTCACTGCGCGGCCCCATATGCCCCAGCGGCCGGCTAACGTGAAGGTGGAGGGTGTGGGCTTCGGCGCGGTCGATGCGACCGCCCTGACTGATTTGGAGGTCACCTGGGCGACCCGCAATCGTCTGATGGAAGACACTCAAGTCCTGAAGTGGACTGATGGGACGATTGACCCGGAGTTCGGACAGGCTTCTGTCCTCTCGATCTACAAGGAAGACGGGACGCTCTTCTACCGCAATGCATTCCTCTACACTGAAACCACGTTCACGATCCCGATGGACTGGCTCTACGGACTGGACAAGGTTTTCGTTGAGGTCGGGGCCGTGCGAAACGGGTTGGTGGCGCTTCAGGCTTACGGCGTCTGGGTCGAGAACGTTCCGACCGGTACTCCGGTTACGCCGCCAACGCCGACAGACGGCGGCCCTGGTGATCCTCCGGAGCCTGAGCCCGACCCCGAACCCGAGTTCCCCGGAAGCGGCGGAGGCGGCGGTCCCGGCCCTACGAACCCCGGTGGACACGGCCAGTGGAATGAATCATTCTAGCAACCCGGAAGTAGTTTCCACTCGCTAAACTTGTGTTCAGCTTAGAATCGGACGATGGATCGGCTTTCGTTCCTCGGAGTTTGCCCGTGTCACCGTGGATTCCAGTCATCGTTACCGTGACAATCTTCCTTGTAGGGCTCGCCGCTCAAGGGATGATGTTCGCTTTCTTCATGGGCAAGATGAAGACCCAGGTCGACTCGCTGAAGACACAGTCAGAACGCGACGCGGCGGCCCAAGACAAGCTGATGGAGCTGCACCGCACAACGCTTCAGACCATCATCGACTCCCTGCTGCGCCGGATGGAGGACAGCGACCAGTTCTTCACCAGGGCGCGCGGTGAGTACGAAGCACTGAAGGCCAAGGTCGAGCATATCGACCGCAACACGGCGGGCCTACAAGATCTGCGCGAAGAGCTGGCCCGCCTGGGCGCCCGGTTCGACGCACACCATGAAGGCCAGAACCAAGACATGGCCGCGATCAAACGGGACATTACGTCCATTCAACGGCAGCTTGCCACCCTGGCCGTCAGCGGCCCCGGCAAAGTCGTCGAGTGGGCGGCAGAAGGACAAGGCTGATGGCCGAGAAGAATATCGTTGAAGGTGGACCCCGGCCAGATAGCGGCCCGGCGCGACGCAATTTCTGGGACCTGTTCACGGAAACGCATTCCGTCCTCGCCCTCATGCTCGTGGCCGTGGTCGGCGCCGTGATGATCCTGCTGTTCTTCGTCAAGGTTCCCGATGCGAACCGAGACTTCTTCAACGTCATGATCGGGTCGCTGTTCACCAGCGGCGTCGGCGTCGTGATCAAGTTCTACTTCGACGGCTCGAAGTCCGAACAGGTCCGCAACGCGGCAGCCGTGGCAAGCGGAGGACAGCCGCCGGCCGCCGAAGATCCGGCCGTCGCCCGAGCCATTGCGATGAACGAAGTCGAGAGCGCGATCGCTCGGATCAAGGACCAGCTTTCCACCTACCAAGTCGAGGCCGCCAAGTTCAGCGGCGACTACCTGAGCGCGTTTGAACGACGTGCCCGTGAAGAAGGACTGATCTGATGGCCCAAGAGGTCGAGAAGTACATTCAGGGGAAGCTCGCCCAGGCGGGCTTCTACGACGGCGATATCGACGGCGTCTGGGGGCCGCTCAGCGACGACGCCTTTGACAAGCTGCTGTCGGCGGCGAAGGTCTATTCGGAGGTCAGCTTCGTTCCGCCAGCCCCAGGCTCGACCTCGGTCAAGCCGCAGATGGCTTGGGGGGCCAAGGTCTCCCCGCTGTTCAAGGAACGGGTTCTCTGGATCGGCCAGGATCTCGATCTCGACCCGGACGACCTGATGAGCTGCATCGCCTGGGAGTCGGGCGAGACCTTCAAGCCGGATATCAAGAACGCCGCGGGCTCGGGCGCCACGGGCCTGATCCAGTTCATGCCGTCCACGGCCCGGTCTCTGGGGACCACGACCGAAGCCCTGGCCCGCATGACGGCGGAAGACCAGCTCAACTTCGTCTACAAGTACTTCCGCCCCTACAAGGGCAAGCTGAAGACCCTGGGCGATATCTACATGGCGATCCTCTGGCCCCTGGGCGTCGGCAAGTCGGACGACTTCGTTCTGTTCGACAAGAATGACGCGCGCTACCCGAAGCGTTACCTTCAAAACAAGGGGCTCGACACCGACGCCAACGGCAAGGTGACCAAGCGCGAAGCCTACGGCAAGGTGCAAGCCAAGCTGACGAAGGGCCTGGGCGCCGGCTACTACGGCTGACGATTTCTCCGGTCGGGGCGCTTCCTCCGACCTCAACCCGAAAGGAAAAGACGATGAGCTGGAACTACGAATTCAAGGCCCGGTCGAAAGCGGCGGCCAAGGAACACCTGGGCGAGACCCAGACGAAGTACAAGACCTTCCCGGATGGCGTCCTGGCCTCGCTGCACGCCCTGATCGACGCGCTCCCCGACAACGAGAACAGCATCGTCTCGGTCAAGTCCTCCGGCCACTTCGACAGCTACGTTCACGGGCAGACCCAAGGGCCGGGCGGCAATGCCACGCTCGTCGTCGAGCTGATCCGCTTCACCACCTGACCGGTCGCCCGGATCTTAACAGACCAAAGAGAAGGCCCGCTGGATCGCTCCGGCGGGCCTTCTGCTATCGACGACCCGAGGAGCGGGCCGGCAGTCCTGTTCGTCGGCAGACCGGTGGGTCCGGGTCGTTCACGTCGTACCGGAGGCCGCAGGGGATACAGACCATCTCGGAGGACGCTTGGTAGGACTGGCAGGAGTTGTCGCCCGCCCGGATCGCCCTGGCTCTCCTCTCCGCCTGTCTGCCCTCATAGTCATCTACGAGAGCGCCGAAGTCTTCGAGAGCTTCCTTGAGACTGGGATGGGCCATGGAAATCACTTCCTAGCACGAACGGTTGAGGCCCCCGGTTGCCCAGGGGCCTCTAGGACCGCTACAGTTCGTCGTCGGCGGGCGTTTCGGGGGCGGGGGCTTCATCGGTCCCTTCCTGCCCTTCCTGCCCGTCCTGGGGCTTCTGGGAGCCCGGCAGGGCGAAGGTGTCGTCCTCGCCCTCGGTCTTCGCCGGGTCCTTCGCGGCTTCTTCGGCCGGGGCGACCATGCGGATCGTGACTTCGATCTCGATGGAGTCTTCGATCAGGACGTGTTCCTTGGTCGCCGGATCGACGAAGTTCCACCAGTCGCCGTCGTGGAACAGGCGGACGGGCCGGATATCGTCGATGGGCAGGACGTCGCCCTGCTTGAAGAAGTAGGTCCCGGTCTGATGGACCATGCCGCCCCTGGTCGTCGCCGACCACGCCACGCCGGACTTGCGCTTGCCGAAGCCTTCGGCCTTCGTTTCACCGGCCGGGACGTCCTTGCCGGCGCCCTTCTTCTTGGCGGCCTTCACGTCCTTGGGCGTGGCCTTCGTCTTGCCGCGGGCGGCGGCTTCCTTCACCGCGCCTTCGACCACGTCGGCGGCCTTGGCGCCGTCCTTGCGGAGCGCCTTGACGGCTTCGGCCGGGCTGATCTGGCCCTTGATCACGGCGTTGCGGACCTTGGACGGCGCGGCGATCAGAACCATCAGGTCGTCGAGGTAGCGGGTGGTGATCGTCAGCTTGTCGGCGATCTTCTGGGGTTCCCAGCCATAGCCTTGCAGACGCTTAGCGACGATGGCCTTCTCGTAGACCGACAGCGGGCGGCCGGAGTTGGCGGTCACGAGGCCGACCATCAGGTCTTCGACGGACGTGCCGGCCGGTTGCAGGGTCACGGGGACGGCGGCGATCTCGAAGCCTTCGGAAATCGCTTCCAGCACGGCCCGGCGGCGGGTGTAGCCGTCCGTGACGTAGATGACGTCTTCGTCGCCGTCCTTGCCGACGAAGCCCGAGATCGGCTTGGTCGGGTCGAAGCCGTTGGCCTTGATCGACTCCTTGGTGCCGGCGACGTGGGTCAGGTAGTCCGGGGTCTCGACACGGACGTTGAAGCCGGGGATCTCGCGCAGCTTGGAGGGGGCGACCATGTAGGAGTCGGTCTTCGTCGCCTCGGCGCCCTTCAGGGCGTTGCGCACGTTGCCGGCGGTCAGCAGCTCGGTATCGAAGGTGTCGGCGGGAATGTTGGTCTTGCTCATGTCAGTCTTTCGTCCTTTTGGGTTGGTCCGAGTCGCCTCGGAGGTAGGGGAACTGTCTCAAAGTAACTTCTTTGCGCCAAGCGGCACGATAGTTCGAGTATTTCGCCTGTTTGGCTTCTTGTTCGGCGAGCCATTTGGCGGAGTTGCGGCGGCGAGCCGAGATATCCAGATCATCGACAAAGTCGTCCGCGTCGAAGTCGTCGTCAGGGATTCCGGCTTCGTAGTCCTCGTCTCCCCGCACGGCTAGAGATCGCCGAGCGCGTGAGCGTAGATATCGACGAGGCTTTCTTCTTCCTCGCGCTTGGCCTTGTCCATCTTGCGCAGACGGACGACCTTGCGGATGATCTTGGGGAGGAACCCGGCGCCCTTGGCTTCGGCGTAGACTTCCTTGAGGTCCGCCATGATCGCCGCTTTGGCTTCTTCGAGGTTTTCGATGCGCTCGAAGAAGCTCTTAAGCTGGCCCTGGGCGTCGGTGGACGCCAGCTTGAGGGCCGCCTGGGCCATGGCGTCTTCGTCGACCTTGAAGGTGTCGTCGGGGACGTTGTCCGGGTAGGGCATCTGTTGGTTTCCCGCTTTCGTTGTCCGCACATTGAGCGCACTGAATTGCGGTGTCAACCGAGGCGGAACGATTTTCGGAAATTATTTCGCGCTGGGCCAGGGCGGCGAGGCGCAATCGGCCAGGGGGAGATCGCCCTGGTCGGGGTCTACGAGGGCTCCGAGCTGAACTGTGATCTGTCCGGTCGGCTCGCCCCAGACCGTGATCTTGCAGGGGCCGGGGTCGATCATGTCCTCTTTCGTGATCGTGATTCGGGTCTCGCCGAGCTTCCGCATGATCGCTGCGATCAGACGGGCCGATCCTTCGGGAATTTCGATATCCACGGTTATTCTCCTAGATGCTGTTCGAGGCTCGCCAGGGCGCGAGAAAGACGGGATAGCGGATGGCCTCGAACGTAGAGATCGAGTCGGTCAAGGGCGCCGAAGAGCCTGCCGAGCGGATCGGTCTGCCAGAACGCCATGTCTTCGATAGCGCGGGTTTGCGCGATTTCGGAAGTCTCACCATAGGCCTGCCGCTCTAGCGCGCCGACCCGGTAGACACAGAGAAACCGGAGCGCAGGGCGCTCCGGCTCAACTGCCGCCTCGTAAACGTTCAGGCCCATCATGCGACCCCCACTAGGGCTTCGAGCCGTTCCAGCGCCTCGGCCAGTCGGCTCATCGGATGGTTGGGTTTGTCCCGCCGGTCTTGGCGCGAGTACTTCTCGAAGACTTCATCGCGTCTCGCTTCCGCCTTCCGAACCGCCGCCTCCGGGCTGTCCGCATAACCCCGGTAGAGGAGCGTCTGCGTCAGGTTCAGGCAGACGACCGCGAGATAGCGTCGGTCATCATCCGCCTCCGGGTCCATGTTGGCGAAGATCTCGGTCGTCGTCATGTAGTCTTCATGCGTTTTCATGGTCGTCGGTCCCGTACTGTTCCAGAAGCTCGGCGATCTCGCGCTTGTCGCAGACCTCCCGAGCGAGAGTTTCATCCCACTTGTCCTCATCCCGGATGCGCATGATGGCGTCCTTGATCAGGTCTTTGATGATCGTGGGCTTCAGCGCGTCCAGTTCCCAGGTTGAGTAGGTCTTGAACTTCTTGAAGTAGTCTTCCTTCCGGGAGTCCTTCGACTTTCCCATATTAGGCGGCGGGTTGAACTCCTCGATCTGGTTCATGTTCAGGGCGAGCCGCTGAACGATGATCGGGGTGCCGCAGAAGATCTCGAGTCGGTCACGGTTGTCGCGCGTCATGTCCATGCCCGAGTAGTCGTGGTCGCCCAGGTGGAAGACGATGGGGGTCTGCCCGCGGTTGATCGCACGACGGAACCGCTGCGCCGCCGCCCATTGCTCGGACTGGCTGTTGTACCCGCGCAGGGCCAGGAAGTTGACCTGAAGCTCGTCGCAGATTTGTCCGACCGTGCCCTCTTGAGCGGCCTTCTCGACCCAGACTTCCGGGAAGTAGTGTTGGTTCTCCCACCAGTTCAGGCGGTAGTTGGTATGGGCTTCTTCCAAGGCGTCCTTGGGGTGGCGCCACGTCCGCAGGCCGGCGAGGTTCCGATTGCGGTCCTCAATGGCGTCCCACGAGATCAGCCCGGCCATGCGGGCGTTTGAGATCGTCTTGCTGATCCGCTCATACTCACGGTCGTCGTTGTCGATCTGGTCGATGCCGACGAGCTGATAGAAGATCTGGCGAACGCTCATCTTCATACCCATGTCGTCGTACTCCGAGATCAGGCTATTGATCTGCCCGATCAGGAGTCGCGTTTCGGGCCGGAAGTTGTGATCCCGGTACTTGCGGAACGTGCCCTTCAGCTCTTGGGGTCCGTCAGTCACGGGAGGTTCGCCTTTCGCATGATCGGCCGGCCATGGCAGGCTTTCGGAACGCACGAGCAGACAAGATGCTTGCCGCGCAGATCGGAGACGTCGAGCGTCGGCAGTACTTCGCACTCGAAGCGACGAACCACTTCTTCCCGGTCGCCGTCCTGGCCGATCACGAAACGATTTCCATAGGGCGTGCCCCGGCCGATATAAACGGCGCCCGGCGGATAGTCTCCGGCGGCTCGATTCCAGAGGAACGGTTCCGACCGGATCTTCATGAGGAGCTGGCCGAGCATGTTCTCGCCGACGCCTTTGCAGACTCCCCAGTAGGTGTCTCCCCAGGTGTTGCCTTCGATCAGCTCGGCGGGGTCTGTGCGGCACAAAGCCAGCCGCATCTTGTACTCGGAGAACTTGGTCCGCAGGAGCGCGTCCATGACGTGAACCCGCCAATCGTCCCAGTCGGAGATAGCCGGACGGGACCGGGCGATTCTCTTGGCCTCGGCGGGGGTGCGTGCGGTGCGGATCAGTTCGCGAAATCCGTGGTCCATGTGCTTCGCACCCTGGAAGGCGTGTTCTACCGAGGGCCACCGTAGCCCGGCCCACTCGACCGGCTCAGGATAGAAGTTTGACAGGAACCGGTAGCGGCCCGAGAAAGAGTCGATCACGGTCACCGGGCATTCCTCCCCCAGATCTTCGTCTTGAAGCCGACCTTCCCGCTCCAAAGCGGCGCGCGTTTGGCGACCTTGCGGCGGTAGTAGTCGCGCGACTTTTCGTCGGTGAACAGGTGCATCGACAGGGCGTGCGGATCGCCCCAGTCGTAGACGTCGTAGAAGAACTTGCGTCCCAGTTCGTAACGATCCGGAAGATACATGTTCCCGTGGTTCCGGACCAGTCGGACGGGTCGTGCCCGACGCTCTACAGCGCCGTACCGCGCGCGGCGATACTGCCCTTTGCTCGGGTCACACTCGACCCCTGAACCGATGGGGATATGCTCGATAGCATGTCCCATGTACTGCCACTGAACGCTCATCCGATTGCTCCCGCCGTCTTGGTCCCGCCCGTCTGAAGGTCAATAGAGACCGCGTGGCCGTCTTCGTAGCCGGCGCGGCGGGCAGACCAGTCACCCTTGTAGCTCGGCCCCTCGGCTCGCCGATAGCCATTCTGTTCGTAGTAGCGTTCACGCTTGCGCGCGTTGCGGGCTTCCCGCTTGGCGTCTTCCTCGGCCTCCCTACGGAGCCGGGCAGCGTACTCGGGATCATTGGCGATCCGGCGGGCGCGGGCGGCCTCCATCTCAGCTAGATAGCGGGCGCTGCGCTCCCGTCGCGCGACGTCGGCCGCCTCAGCCCTGGCCCATGCGCCTTCACCGTGTTTGAAGTCGTAGTTGGCGATCTTCTCGCTCTTGCTGAAGCTGGCGATAGTGACTGCCGTCGCCGTCGTAGCGTTCTCGAAGCCGCGCTGCCGGGCTTCCTCGGCTGCCTTCTCGACCTTGGCTCGCTCCTCGTTGAGTTGTTCCTGCCGCCGGGCTCGCAACTTCCTCTGGATCGCCTCGGCGGCGCCTTCACGATAGGAGTTAGCCCATTTGCCGTAAAGCTGCGAGCGGGTGAACCGCTGGTCGATGGCCTCTTGCACCAAGCCGTAGTGCTTCTCGCCCAGGCGCTGCCGAAGGATGCGGTCGATGGACTGTTCGAGGTACTGGGCCATGACCTCGGCCGACTTCACGTTGACCATCCGACCGATGAGCTGATGCCGCCGGGACCGCTGTTCCCGCCAGACCTTGACCATGCCGGTGTTGGTCTTGTTAGGCGCCCAGGAGAACTTCTTCTCGTAGACCGTGGTCGCGAAGTACATGCAAAAGTTCAGGCTGGCCACGTCCCGCCAGAGGTCGCGCTGCCACTCGAAGTGCCCGCCCTTCAGCATGGCGTCCATCCGCTTGCCGGACTCGCCGCTGTTCTGTTCGACCGTCGCCAGATCGAGGTTGAAGTCCAGCATGACTTGCTGGGCCTTGGCGTGATAGATCGCCGCTTCCTCGGGCGACCGGCCAGCCGTGCGAAGTAGTTTCTCGACCAGGGAGACCGCGTTGATCTGTTCGGCGCTGAGTTCCTGGCTCACGTCTTGTCCTCCGGAGGGAACCACGCCGGGTTCGCGTCCATGATCCTGTCAACGATAGCGCCGAAGGCTTCTTCGCCGATCATCCCTGCGGCTTTGTTGGCCTTGGCCGCCGCATACTCTTTGTCCGGGTCGATCTGGTTCACGACTGGCGGGCCTTCCTGCGGAATGTTGTGCATCGGGTAGACGACGCCCGAGAGAGGGTCGATGACGAGGATATCTCCCGCCTTGATCCCATCGACCCCGGCAACTCCGATGACCGCGTAGAAGGCCACCTTAGTGATCTTCCATCGGGAGCCCGGCCCAGCCGCGGGGCTTGTCGTCGGTCCACGGGGTCACCGGCTTACCCTGGTCGAAGTCGTCGGCCTGCCCCGCATAGCGGACGTACACGCGCAGGCCGTCGTAGGTGTAGAAGCCCGAGGCGTCGTCGATCTCAGGAAGAACTTCGTCCGGTTTCAGTTTACGGGTGAACCAGAGGTCTTCGTCGATCCGCCAGCCGTTCAGCCGGAGTCGAATGAAGCGCGAGAAGTGTTGCAGAGGGTTCATCGCCGTCGTTCCTTGGAATTGATTTCCAATGTCTAGGTGAACCGAAAAATGGTGTCAATCCTTTTTCGGAGCCGGATTGCTCAGAAGGTTCTCGTAGGCGTCCCGTTCTGCCTCGGCGAGCGAGAGGCCCCGACGCTGGGCCAGGAAGATCAGGGTCATCAGCACGAGCCCAAGGTCAACCTTGAACTCGGCGTCGGTCGGACGCTCGCCGGCTGCGAAGAGCCACGACATGCCGGTTGTCACCTCCATCCGAGGCGAGCGATCCCGAAGGAAGAACCGGGTGTCGTCCGGAGCCATCGGCAAACGTTCGGCGATCTTGGCTTGGCGGCGGTTCCGAACCCAGTCCTCGAAGTTGACGTGCTGGACGTCGTCAAGCCGGCCGAAAACTTCGGCTGCCGCCATCAGGTCGCCCGTGTCCACGGAACACCGCTTGGACGGGGTCGAGCCGTCCTGTTCCCGAACCTCGGCGCCGCGGGCTGCCAGAGGCTCTAGGGCGGCCTCGGCGAACATGGCGCGACGATACCAGCGGGAGGCCGTCTTCGCCTGTCCATCGGCTTCTAGGACGACCTGATCAATGCGGTCAGCGTGTTGGGCCAGGGCGCGGGCCATGACAGCGGTGATTCGGGCGATGAGGTCCACGACCACGGGGGTCGGATGCTCCGGGACGACAGCTTGATTGGCTTCGAGCCAGTCCTTCGTTGCCGCTTCCGCCAAGTCGAGGGCGATCTTCTTGCACGGCTCGTCGTTCTGCCCCGCCACGGGTGCCGCTTGGCCGTGCGGCTGGGTCGCCGTCAGCTCTTCGATCTGGTCCCGCATGGTCTCGATGAGGCTGGCGAGCGCGAGGGTCACGTCAGTCGGATTGTCGGGCGTGTAGCCTTGCGCGAAGTTGCCGTCGACTCGATGGACGTAGCCGGAGGGGTCACCTTCGATCCACGCAATCTCCCATTTGCCCTTCTGGGGCAGCTCGATCTCGATGGGGCGGATCAGGTAGCGGACGACTTCGGGGGTGTCGAGGGATTCGGTCACGGCTGAGCATCCTTCTTGGGCAGCAACGATTCGATGCTGACGTTGGTGTCGATGAGCGTACTGGCCGGCTGTCCGATCAGACCGCGTTTCCCGAGAGGGAGTTGCGGGTTCTTGGCAGACAGGGTCGCAAGGAACTTCTGACGCTTCTCTTCCCGAAGCATCGCCTCCCGCTTCGCCACCTTGGCCGCGAAACGGAGGACGTCATGCGAACCGCCCTTGAACCACGAGATCCGGGGCAGGCTCTTGCGAACGGCGCCGGGCATCGTGGGCATTGCGGCGACGGCCCGTTGAAGGCCGAGAATGATTTGGTCAACCGTTCGCATCAGGCTCGGCTTTCTTCCACTGGGGTTTCTTACGACTGGCGGGAACACCGACCAGAGTGGCGATCAGCCGGCCATGGCCGGCGTCTCCGAAACTCCACCCGCTGCGGCTGTAGAGTTCGACCTTGACGGCCTGCCCGTGGTTGAGGGGGAGGGTCGAGGCCACGGCTGCCCAGGTCTTGCGGCAGATCGCCTTGGCGGCCGGGAGACTGGTCGCGTCAAAGCGCTCTTGGAACTGTTCAACGTCGCCCTTGCGGGAGGCAAGAACGGCGCGGCGAGTGAAGTGGTAGGTCATCGTCTTAGCTTTTCCCGGCCAGCTCTAGAAGAGTGGCTTCAGCTTTGCGGAGATCGTCGAGAGCGGAAGCACATTCATGAGGGAGACCCATCATCGTGTGTTGAATGCGTAGAGCGGTCGAAAGGTCGCCGATCCTCTTGGCGAAAGCCCGCAGAATTGCTTCATCCGTCGCGGTGACCATCAGAGCTTCCTCTTGGGGTGATGGCGTTTCTTGCCGTTGGTTTCGAAGAACTTCTGAAGGGCCGGCGCGTCCTCGGCGTCGAAGAATCCGACGTACCAGCCTGGACCCGAACTGCCGCCGCCTCGGATGCTGTAGACGCGCTGGGCCAGCAGGAAATCGAAGAAGGCGCTGACGAGACCGGGATTGCGGTCGATCTCGACGCGGATGGAAGGGGTGAGCTTGAAGGGCATTAGCGGGCGGCCTGGATTGCGGTGACCTCGGCGCGCGAGTACTTCTTCACCACGAACGACCCGAGGATCGCTTCGGTGGCCAGCTCCTCGGACGGGAAGAAGCCTTCGTCGCCGAAACCCCTTGCAGTCCGCCAGCCCGTGCTACAACCGGCCGCGTTGTCCACGGTCCCGTACCATTGGACCTCGTATCGCGGAGGGAAGTACTTCGGATGCTTGACGATCCGCATGTCGCCATCGGCACCGGGATCGTCCCGCTTGGGTTGCTTCCGAGGTTGCTCCTGCTGCAAAGTCTGACGGACCTTCTCAAAATCGAAATCGGGCATCAGCCGGGCTCCTTGATCCGCTCGACACGCCAAGTGGACATGCCGTCGTCCTTGATTCCGGTCTTGCCGTTCTCATCGACCCAGGATTGCGTAACGGTGGTCCAGTATGACTCGTGTCCGAGCGGCCCGGTGAGGAACAGCCGGTAGGTCCGGGTCTGCCGCCACTCCTGCATCGCGTTGGCGCAGGCCAGGGCTTCATCAGCCTTGGCTTTCAACTCCTCGGAGCCGATCTTATTGCCGATGACGTCGATGCTTTCGGCGAGGCGGGACATGGCGAGGGCGACACCCTCTTTATCCCCCAGGCGGATTGCTGCCCAAAGCGCCACGAGACCCGGAGCTGTCGGGTCTCTCGCGAGAAGGGTGAACTGAGGTTCGTTGGGCTCGGCCGCATGATAGCAGTCGAACTTGCCGGGGTTGTTTTTAGTGCCCATCGCCGTCGTCCTTGCAGGAAGTGATTTCCGAACTCTAGTGACCGGAAAATCCGGTGTCAACTACAATCCGCCGTAGAATTTCTCGCTGATCCAAGTCTGAACCTCACGGGCGACCGCGACATACTCCCGTGACGGGGTGTAGGTCTTCTCCTGCCCTGGACGGAAGGTGAGCCAGATCTTGTCCCGGAGGTTCTTGGGCAGCTTGAACCAGTGTTTCGTGCAGCCCCACTTGGCCGGCGGAACCTGCTGGTCGCAACCCGGCCAGTGGCAGTGATGCTTCCGGGTCTGGCCCTCGCGCTTGACGTAAGCGACCTTCTCAGCCTTGTTGGTCATAGCGGTTTGTCGCGACCAATGACGTAGTCTTTCCACGGAACGAAAAGATACATGCTGCCTTGCACCAGAACCCAGAAGCCCCAGTCACGCTCGGGCTCTCGATAGTCCCAACGGCCGAACGTCAAGATCGGACCGCCCCTGGTCCAGTATTTCCCGAGGATGCCGCTCTTCACCCGGCCGATGAGCTTGTGACGGTAGCGGGCGGGACGGTAGTGCAGCCGGAAGGCCTTGACGACGACTTCCGCGATCTCGCCCTGATCGGTGAGGACGTGTTCGTAGTAGGTGATCAGGGGGAAGGTCCAGAAGCCGCGCTTGTGGTCGTGGAAAGCCGTGTCCTTATCGCCCCGCCAGAAGACGTGCATGAACCACTTCCCCCAGGTCCCTCGGGTGAGATAGGGATCATGATACCGGGGGTCCGGTCGGCCGTCGTAGATCGTCTCGAACTTGGGGCCGGAAATCATTTCTCCGACTCCCCGGTGCGCTGGATCACAATGTCGCCCCAGGCGCCGACGTCGCCCTCTTGGAACCATGTGATCGTTTCTTCGGGATGCGCGGTGCGAGCGCGCTTCAGGGCAGCCTTGTGTTCGGCCCCCATGACGTTGACGCCTGGGGCGGCCGGGACGCGCTCGACTTCGATGCGGCCCTTCATCAGGTCGTCCTCTCAAGGCGGGTGCCGCCCGGTTGCAGGGAGTGGAGGTGGCGCCGGTCCAACACGGGGATCGCCGTGATCTTGTTGAGCGTTCTGGCGTGCATCTCGATCAGGGCGTTACCCTGGTCGGTGTCAGGCTCGGTCATAAGACTCGTCGTCGCCCAGCCCCATCGGGGGCGACCGCCTGCGATTCCGAGAACGATCTTCGGGTTGTCGGTGCGGCTGCCGAACCGTGAAATCGTCATGTGGGGCTTACCGCGCCAGAAACGCCACACACGGGCGACTTGGCGGAAGGGGGTACGAAGGCTCATCTCATCTCCTGAACGGCCTCACGGGCCATCTGACGAAGCGCGGCGGCATCTTGGCTTCGGATCTTCGCGAGTAGGTCTTGCCCGTTTCTCCGCAGCTCGATTGCCTCTCGGGCCGCGGCGTTCGCGTGTTCGTAGATCCGGGCGGGGTTTTTCCAGTTACTCATCTCGGTTTCCTCGGGCAGCAGGATCGCCGCCCGAGGACAATGCAGGGCGTATGGTTATCGACCGGTAAAGATCGCGCCCCTGCCCGGCTCGTATTCTCGGTTCATGGCTTAGGCGCCCTTCATCTTGGTCAGTTCGTCGAAGACCAGATTGGCGAGGTTGGCGAACATCTCGGCTTCTTCGGGTTCGAGATCGGGGTCTTCGAGCGACTGGGTCGCCATCTCGGCGATCTCGGGATCGTCCGGATAGTACTCGGCGAGCCGCCGGACGCCTGCCCGAACGCCTGCGACGATCTGTTCGGCCGTGAAAGTCCGGGGGAGCGGCGGCAGCCCTTGAGGGGCGGCCATGTTGGCGGCGAAACGATGCAGCATTCGCAGGCGAGCCGACTCGTTCCGGGTCGCCCGGAAGTTGACCAACATGATCACCTTGCCCTCGTCGCGGATGATCTTCTTGGTCGCGTCGATGCCGAAGCGGTCCTTGTGGGCGATGGCGGCGGCGGTCAGTTCATCCCATTCCGGGGCGGTGAACTCGCGGTCGAGGATGGTGTCTTGAGGTTCGGAAGTCATTTCGATTTCTTTCAGAGAGGGAGGGTCATCGGTCGAAGTGCCCGGCTTGGGGAGGATCACAGCGGTTGGCCTGGGCCGCCTCGTTGTCGCGGGCCAGTCTGATCTCGTCACCAGACCGATAGCGGATGACGTCGTAGACGCACCCGTTGTCGTCGGTCTCCGTCTCGATCACGGCCCGACTGCCAGCCGGTTCGGTGCCCAGGATCAGCAGAGTCGCGGTCATGCCGATGATGAACATCAGGACTGCCGCGATCAGAACCAGGGCGCACCCCAGCTCTCGGCGCTTTCTCGCTTCACTTTCGATGACGTTAACTGATCGCATCAGATCTGCGTCGTAGCGGTCTTCATGTTCCATCAGACGCGAGCCTCTTGACCGAGATGCAGGGTTGCCTCGTACTTGATCCCGTCCAGTTCGTAGATGACCGCCCGGTTGACGACCCCCAGCAGCACGGCGCCGGCCGGGAGGAAGCCCGCCATGGCCTTGCGCATGTCCTCGGTGAGGGTCAGGCCCCGGAAGCTCTTGATCTTGACCTCCGGGATCTCGGCGGTCTCGGGCTCGGGCCAGAGGTCACCAGCGAAACGAACGCGGGTCTTACCTCCGAACAGGGTCTCCCGCTCGACGTTGAGATCATCGGACCCCCAGTCAACACGGACGCAAGCGACGTCGGGGTCGTCGATCATCGAGTCTCTGACCGACATGAACCGCATCTTGACGCGGCCCAGCGGCTTCGCCCGATAGTCGATCAGGTCTGCCCAGACGGACGGCGGCGGGAGCCCCTGGTCAGTGATCCC